ATATTGTCGTAGGTATAGGTTTTTGGTTAAATTGGCTAGACGAATCTAAAAACAAGTAACCGCATGATATTTTTTTTATATTTCATCATCACATTACACACTGTAGCTACAATAACAATAGGCTATATATTAAGAGAGATAGATGAGAAGGACTCAGACAATCCTGAGTCAAGATATTTTATGTTGCTAGTGATGGCTATAGAGTTAATAGCCATGCTATCAATGACAAGTTTAATAATTGATAAATGGAATTAATATGCAACCAATAGGGAAATATCTCGTCATTAAAACAATTGACGAGGAGATAAAGAGCGATGCAGGATTTATATTATCCGGTGCAGACGCAGATGCCTTCAGATATAAGAAGGGTGTAGTAATAGAATCAGGCACAGATGTAACGGTCATCAAGAAAGATGACGAGTTGTATTACGACAAGAGCCACTCATTTACTATGATCATCAATGATGTTCAGTACACCATTATTCGGGAGGCTGACGTTGTCGTTGTTTTATAGCAGCGTTCATTTCGATAATCATATTACGGTAAACCTTATCGGTATATGATACGTTACGAGCAAACATCTTATTGTAAGAATTATGGACGGGGATTTCTTCCCCGTTTAGTTTTCTATATATGTCACGAACTACAGCTTTGGCTTTACTAGATAGGTTATAGATACCACGTCTTGTGCCATGTTGCTTTCTAAAGTTCTCTATCCAACCATCTTGCAGTAGGTCATTAAACCTATACTTATCCCAACTTAGTATGTTATTAAACTCTTTGAATTTTTCTTTATCGAAGTATGGCTCAGAGTAAAGGAAGAGTAATACATCTAAATCTGATTGGGTTAATCCATGCTTAGACTTCATGTACTGACGGATAACCTTCCAATATTTTAAATAATCTTCAGGGTACTTTTTCATTTAATTAAAATTTTATTATATTTGTAAAAGCAAAAATACAAAATTATGGCCGAAGAAACAAAAACAAAAGAAACAAAGTCTAAGCAATCGCAAGAGACAAAGGCTTCTGTTGATCAGTTGGCGATAAATAATAAGCAGGCTCAAGATATTGCAGACCTACAATCTGAGAACTTAAGGTTAAAAGATATGGTCGGAAGAGCAAGTAAAAAGAAAGCTTCAAAACAAGCTCCCACGTCTATCGTTGGACTTAAAGGGCTACAAGGTTTTGGTAAAAGATAATATTAATATTAAAAAATAAAAAAAATGGCAGCAAAATCAGTTCCAAATTTACCTGCATCTTCTAGACTTAAAGGAGGTACTCAGTCAGGTTCAGCAATTAAAGGTGCACTTAAAGCAAAACCTGTACAGATTTCAGGTGGTGCTATTAAAGGTGCTAAAGAAAGCACAGGCAAAGGTGCGGTTAAGAAGGTAATGGCCCTAGCTAAGAAGGGTGGTAAACTTAAATAGTAAATACCATGGCTAAGAAAGAAGAGTTAAAAAAAGAAGCAGTTGAAGTTGAAGCTCCTGCTGTTGAAAAAAAACCTGCTCCTGCTGAGAAAAAAGCAAAAGATGCACCAATTGGGCATACTACTAGAGCATTTAGACAATAAAGATTAATTTGTTTTCATAGTGTGGCTTATCTATGGCGGTGTAAAAACCGCCTGTGATGGGCTTCTAAAAACTTAATTTATGGGAAAATTTGATAAGCTTAGTGCTAAAATTCAGAAAAAAGAGGGCGTTAGCAAAAAGAGTGCTAATGCAATTACTGCTGCAATAGGCAGAAAGAAATACGGAGCTGCAGAGTTTGCTAAGATGGCAGCCGCCGGCAAAAAGAAAAAATAATCTAATCACATGGAAACAAATAAAAGCAAAGGGTTTGGTGACACCATTGAAAAAATTACCACCGCCACGGGAATTAAAAAAGTAGCTGAGAAGATATCAGAGGTTACCGGAAAAGATTGTGGGTGTAAAAAACGTAAGGAGGGATTGAACAATCCCAACCTGCTAGTTAATAAAGTTTTTTATAATAACAAATAATTATGTCAGTATTTAAAAGTCAATTTTCAAAAGCCTTGTCTGTAATTAAATCAGACGACGCGAATATACCTTTTCCTCAGGTTACTGCTTCAGGGAAATCAACAGACGTAGTAGCCGACTCATTGGTTGACTCTACTAAAAACTTTAACGACCTTAATGTAAAGGCGGGGGATATTGTATACAACACATCTGATAGCACAGCAGCTACAGTTATTGAAGTTGTTGACGATACCACTATCTTATTGAACGCTGACATCTTTGGTGCAATAGATAAGAACTATGACCTATACGCAGCATCAGCTCAGAACACAATAGGAAACAGAGGATGTAATATCTACGTTGGTGGAACAGGGACACTAGTTGTTGTTACCGCTGACGAGAATGCAGTTACATTCAGTGGAGTGCCGGCAGGAACAGTACTACCTGTTCAAGTTCTAAAGGTTAAGGCAGCATCTACTGCAACGGGCATCATCGCCCTTTGGTAAGATGGCAAAGGTAAAGGCACAAGGCAACGTTGGGGCATTTGCTCCTAAGCCTAAGAAGAAGGGGTTAGCGGCTAAAACAAAGATGAGTACACATAAGTCTAGTAAGAACTATGTTAAACCATATAAGGGACAGGGTAGATGAGTAAATATATTAATTATATCATTGGTTCTTTGGTGGTTGTTTTCTTTCCTATATATGGGATACTTATTGCTGTGGCTACCGCTATCGTCTTAGACACCTTTACCGGAATATTTAAGTCAATAAAGTTAAAAGGTTGGAAGAGTATTAGAAGCAGAACACTTTCGAATATTGTGAGTAAGATGTTATTATATGAGGTATGTATATTGTTCCTATTTCTAATAGACAAGTACCTACTAAATGAGTTTATAGAGCATGCGTTTGGTTTTCAGTATATGTTCACTAAGATATGCGCAATCGTTCTAATATTTATTGAGCTAGTATCGATAAAAGAAAATATAGAGGAGACATTTAATGTTGACATATGGGCACTATTAAAGTCTCTACTAAGCAGAGCTAAGGAATTAAAGTCGGATATTAACGACATAAAGAGATAGATGGCATACGTCTACATGCACATACGACATGATAAAGACGAACCATTCTACATAGGAATAGGAAAGAGCGACAGCAATTTCTATAGGGCCCACTGCAAGAGAAGGAGAAACAATATATGGAAGAAGATCATAGCAAAGACTAGCTACTCCATAAAGATACTCCATGAAAAAATAACTTGGGAAGAAGCGTGTGATGTAGAGAAGAAGCTCATAGCGACATATAAAAAGAAGACAGAAGGAGGTACGCTATGTAATATATCAGATGGCGGAGAGGGTGGAGACCTAGGCTACGATGTAAATAAAAAACATTCAGAGACAATCAAGGGACACAATAATCCTAGTGCTGTACCTGTATACCAATACGCAAAGGACGGGAGTTTTATTAAGAAGTGGGACTATATAAAGCAGCCCGCAGACTTCTATAACATAAACCAATGCAATATAAGTGCATGCTTCTCAGGTAGACAGAAGACATCGGCAGGATTTAGGTGGTCAAAAATTAAATTACATGAAGAGAACATTATATCTAATACCGATACTACTTCTATCATGCGCCACTAAAAGAGATGTGGCTAAGAATGTAGGCATACAAAAGAAGGACAGTACGTCTGTCGTTAAGGAGACTGTACAATCTAGAGACAGTGCATCCGTCAAATCAACAGCAAGAGTTATCGACACATCATTTGATATAGAGCCCGTTAATGGAACAGAGGCTCGCTTTGTGTATATAAAGGGTAAGGACTCGATAGTAATCAAGACCACCGGTAAAGTTAGGGTTAGGAACTCTGACAATACAAAGAGCGTAGACTCAGTTGGTGTTAAGGCAAAGGACGAGACTAAAGATAACAAGACGACATTACAAGCGTCATCTAAAACTAAGGACACTAAGATAGAGAAGGAAAACAGCGCCTTTCAATTTATACTGATAGGTATGGGGCTATTGTTAGCTCTACAGTTTGGATGGAGATTTATTAAAGATAAATATTTTATATGAAGACGAATAAGGATACGGTAGACTTAATAAAGAAGTGGGAAGGATTTAGAGAGAATCCATACCTATGTAGTGCAGGTGTGCCTACTATTGGTATAGGTACAACGATGTATGGAGATACTCATAAGCTAGTTACGTTAAAGGATCCGGCGATATCTTTAAACAGGGCGATTATACTATTAGAGATTGACCTGATATTTTTTGAGAACGGAGTAAATAAATTAGTAAAGACACAACTTACTGAGAATCAGTTTGGTGCATTAGTATCATTCGCGTATAATCTAGGACTTCAAAAGCTAAAGACATCTACGTTATTAAAAAAGGTGAACGCGAATCCTGATGACCCAACGATTAAGGACGAGTTTATGAAATGGGTGTATGCAGGAGGCAAACAATCAAAGGGATTAATGAATAGAAGGGCTGACGAGTATGCGCTGTATTCAAAAAAATAATCTTATCTTTGTAAGAATAATTAAATTTTAAATAAAATGGCAAAAAAAGAACAGAAGTTTTTAACAAACGACGAACTGAATTTTATTAAGGAAGGTACCGCAGAGTTCACTAAACTTAAGATTACATTGGGAGACCTAGAGCTGAGAAAGAACGCAGTAATTAAAGACATCGAGTCTATTATGAATGCATTTGCTCAGAACGAGAAGATGCTTATCGAGAAGTATGGTGAGAACGCTGTGATTAATACCAACACAGGCGAAGTCACTGAAAAAGAAAAGTAATATGATACCAAACAAATTTATTGGGCTATTGTTCCAATCAAGAGATGCCATGCATCTTCAGCATCTAGCTACCACATCATATGCAGAGCACAAGGCTTTGGATAAATACTATGATGGTATACTAGATTTAATTGACTCTTTCACTGAGAAGTACTTCGGTAGAAATGGGAGAGCAGAAATTATTATCCCTGAGTCTAAGAAGCAGGACCCTGTTGCTCACTTAACTGAGCTAAGAGGAATCATGGAGGCTGAGAGAGAGAACTACTCTACAGACCTACAGAATATCTTAGACGAGATGATTGGATTAGTAAATGAAATTCTTTACCTTTTAACATTAGTATAAGATGTCAGATATTAGTAGATACCCTACGGTCGGCTCGATAAAGCTGAGCGACAAGTTAGTAGGAACAAGTGTAGGAGGCGAACCTGTAAACGCAACATATAATTTTTTAATCTCTCAGTTAGGTACTATTATCTCTCAGAACCTTACCGCTACCGCTATTCAGATTACTAGCGTTAGTGAGTACGCTGACAATGCTGCGGCATTAGCAGGTGGGTTACAGGCAGGGAATATCTATAGAACAGCAGACGGGACATTAAAGATCGTATATTAAATTTAAAATAAGTAATGGGAAAAATAAGTCAGTATAATGAGGTACCTGTACCTAAGCTAAGTGATTTACTAATAGGAACTAGCGTAGGTCTAAATGAAGAAGACCGTGTAGAGAATCAAACGTATAACTTCTCTCTTCAGCAATTGTTAGACTTATTTATTCCAAACTTGCCCTCCAATAATTTGCAGGGCGTACTTGATATAGGAAACACAGCTACTCAAGATATAAATTTATTTGGTAAGATAACTACGTCAGAGTTAGAGGTGACTGACACAGCCACCTTTAACAAGGCGTACTTCCCGGAGGAGATGTATCTATCAGGGCTCCTATATGACAATACATATGAGAGCGGAGTAGAGGGAGATGTACTCTCTAGATCTGCAGATGGTGTTAAGTGGATAACACTTCCGCCAATCTTTACACCAAGCCTACAGCAAGTTCTAAACGTAGGCAACACTTCAACAACAGATATAATACTTAACGCACAACTTACTGCAGATGATATTGACGTAGACAACATCATTGTCAATAGCAGCATAGAGCTTAGCGGCTCATTAAAAGATTCTGCGGGCTCAAGTGGACTACTAGGTCAGGTGCTTACTAGTAATGGCACAGGTGAGGTTGTTTGGGGCTCAGGAGCTGTATATACAGGTGTGGCACCTATCGCTGTAAACTCAGCAACAAAAGAGATATCTATAACTAAGGCAACAGTTTCAATTAATGGATACTTAAGTAGTATTGACTTTAATACATTTAATGATAAGCAAGATGCTTTAAGTGGATCGGGAATAGTTAATTCTACAGAAGGAACTATATCATATATTGATGACAACTCTGCAAATTGGAACGACGCATATGAGAATACAATTACGTCAGCAGAGGTTACGGGAACAACAACAAAGACATTGACACTAACACAAAGAGACCTAGGTACCATTACCGCGTCTTGGAGTGATTATGATACAGCGCCTGTTACTTCTGTATTTGGAAGGACGGGGGCAGTAGTTGCCCAATCGGGTGACTATACAACTACTCAGGTGACTGAGGGAACAAACCTATACTACCTAGATAGTAGGGCTAGGGCAGCCATTAGCTTGACCACAACAGGGACAAGTGGCGCTGCTACATATAACAGCACAACGGGTGTATTAAATATACCTAACTACGGAGTAAGTTTAACGGGGTATGTGCCATATACAGGAGCTACTAATAATGTAGACCTTGGGGCGTACTCATTAAGCGCAGACTATATACACCTATCTACAACAACAGCACATAGCGCAAGTGTTGGTGATATTGTATGGAACGCAGCAGATGGAACATTTGATATGGGCCTATTGAATGGTGTGACACTTCAGGTAGGTCAGGAGATGCATATCTATGGTAAGGCAAGTGGAGCTATTCCTAATGGTAGCCCTGTAATGTTTGCAGGATCTCAGGGAAGCCATTTGCTTCTATCGGTTGCTGACCCTACCACTATAAACGCTCACCCTGAATATTTTGTTGGGGTAGCAACTCAGGACTTTACTAATAATCAGTTTGGATATGTAACAGTATTTGGTCAAGTTAGAGACTTGAACACGATAGCATACCCGGAGGGTACGGTACTGTACTTTAATTCAGTAAGTGGAGGATTTACTGCAACAATTCCTTCGGCTCCTAACGCGAAGATTATTGTTGCTGCGGTAGTAAGAAGTCATGCAACACAGGGATCATTAATGGTAAGGCCACACGCTATGCCTAAGGTTGAAAATCTTCAAGACGTAGGTTTATCAGGTGTAGCTGAGAATGATGTGTTGGTATATGACACTAACAAGTGGGTCAATAAAACAATAGCAGAGATATTAGGGTATACCCCTGCAAGCTTAAGCTCATTCTCTGCAAGCTCGCCATTAAGTTACAATAACACAACGGGAGCGTTCAGCATCCAACAAGCAAGCGGATCACAAAGTGGATACCTAAGTAGTGCTGATTGGACGACATTTAATAATAAGCAAAGCACTATAACGCTAACTACTACAGGAAGTAGTGGGTCATCTACTCTTATAGGAGGTACTTTAAATGTACCTACATATACATTATCAGGACTAGGTGGCGTGCCTAGTTCAAGAACAATAACAATAAACGGAACAACCCAAAGTTTAGGTACCGACAGAACGTGGAATGTTGGAACGGTTACTCAAGTAACGGGTATTGCTCCAATATATTCAACAGAGGGAACAACTCCTGTTATTACAATCTCACCTGCTTCTTCTATATCTGACGGATATTTAAGTTCAAGTGATTGGAATGCGTTTAACAATAAGCAATCAGCAGGAAATTACATTACATCATTAACGGGTGAGGCTACAGCTTCAGGTCCCGGTGCTGCTTCAGTTACATTAACAAACTCTGCTGTGATAGGGAAAGTTCTTACGGGACTTAATATTACGGGAGGAAGTGTATCAGCTACTGATAGTATACTTTCTGCATTTGGTAAGGTGCAGAATCAGATTAATGGATTAATAGGCGGGTCAATATATAAAGGTGCTTGGAACGCAAACACAAATACACCTGCGCTAGCAAGTGGTGTAGGAACAACAGGTTGGTACTACATTGTAAGTGTTGCGGGTACTACAGATTTAGATGGCATTACAGATTGGAATGTAGGGGATTGGGCTATCTTTGATGGCACAGCATGGCAGCAGGTAGATAACACTGACGCTGTAGTTTCAGTAAATGGATTTACAGGAGCGGTTAGTTTAACTACTACAAATATTCCTGAGGGCACTAGCTTATATTATCTAGATAGTAGAGCAAGGGCAGCATTGAGTTTTGCTGCGGGTAGCGGTGCGTATAATAGCACTACGGGTTTAATTACAATACCTACCAATACAAGTCAACTAACAAACGGTGCAAACTTTATTACACTAGGATCATTGAGTGCAAGCACTCCATTATCTTATAATAATAGTACAGGGGCGTTTAGTATATCTCAGGCAGGGCCCGGTTCAAATGGGTACTTAAGTAATACTGACTATAATACATTTAACGCTAAACAGAACGCCATAACATTAACGACAACCGGAACAAGTGGCGCTGCTACATTGGTTGGAAATACATTAAACATTCCTCAGTACGCAGACCAATACGTTGGTACGGTAACAAGCGTAGGGCTAAGCGTACCTACAGGATTTAGCGTAAGCAATAGCCCGGTAACAACAAGTGGGACAATAGCACTTGGATTTGCTGCAGGATACTCATTACCTACAGATGCAAAGCAAACACAATGGGACACAGCATATACAAATAGAATAACAAGTGCGTCATCTCCATTATCAATATCTAGTAATAACATATCAATATCTCAAGCCACCACATCAACAAATGGGTACTTAAGTAGTACTGATTGGAATACATTTAATAATAAACAAAACGCTTTAACAAATCCTGTAACAGGAACCGGAACAAGTGGGTATGTTGCAAAATGGAATGGAAGTACATCTGTTACCTCTTCAGTTATATATGATAATGGTACAAATGTAGGAATAGGAACGACAAGTCCATCTGCTAAATTATATGTAAATAATACTGCATCTACATCAGTTCCTGCTTTGCAAGTTGCAAGTAGTGGTAGTTTAGCTAATCAAATCGTTGCAAGGTTTCAAATAAATGGATTGACAAATGGATTTACAATGGGTCAAGATGCTTCATCAAATGTATATTATTCTTTTGATGGAAGAGTTGGAATAGGCACATCAAGTCCTTCATATAAATTGCAAGTTATTGGAAGTGCTTCTTTTGGTGGTGCAGTTAGATTATCTTCGGCTACAACAGATGTTCCAAGTTCTACAGAATCGGGATGGGTAGCATATTCTGCACCTACATTTAGACAATATATTGGTGATGGTAGTGGATATGATTATCGTTTTTCAATAAGAAATTCGGGTGTTGATTATGATAGGATAACAATAAAAGATAGTGGATATATTGGTATATTAACTACAAGCCCCGCTGCACCATTAGATGTTAATGGAACAATAAAAGGTAGTCATGGGTATTTTACTGATTTAGGAACAGGAACTGTGTATTCTACAGGGGGACAATTAACATCAACAAATCCTTCAGATGAAAGGCTTAAGAAAGATATTGAGTCTTATAACTATGGTTTAAATGAAGTATTACAACTACAACCTAAAACTTATTACTACAAAGACGATGAAGAAAGTAAGTTAAGAAAGTATGGTTTCATTGCTCAAGATGTTCAAGAGATAATGCCTGAATTAATTGATGAGTTTGATGTTGAAGATGAAACGTATTTAGGACTTAATACTGATGGTATATATGTAGCCCTAGTAAATGCAATAAAAGAATTAAAGGCAGAGATAGATATCCTTAAAGCAAATCAAAATATAAATACATTATAATGGATATAAGAAAGATATCAATAGGACCTGACTATAAAAATAGTGCTATGCACTACATAGTTGGTCAGCGAATCTTAGGAGACTCGCACGAAATTCATGTCATAAAGTACAATGAATCAAAAGATTCTATAAAAATATATATTATAAATGAAAAAAAAGAAGTAATTTTGTGGAAGGAGTTTACTTCTACAATGCCAATTTCAATTGAATATAATATAAATTTTTAATGAGGTCACCATTTTACTTTATTGTAAAGCCCGTAAATGGTAAGAGGTATGATAATACCAAGCAGATAGCGGGCATTGAATTAATCGTTAGTACGTCAGAAGAAGACCATAAGTTCTCAAATAGATTTGCAGAAGTTATAGAGCTTCCTCTAGGTTACGACGGACCCATACAGAAGGACGACATCCTTCTCGTACACCACAATGCGTTTAAGTTTTATAATGACATGAAGGGTCAACAAAGAAGCGGAAAGAGTTTCTTTAGAGACGATGTGTTCTTTATAGAGATGGATCAGTTCTTTATGTATAAGCACGATGGTATATGGCACTCATATGACAGGTACTGCTTTGTGAAGCCTATACCACCAACAGAGAGCTATATACATAAGCCGTTCTCAGAGGAGCCACTAATGGGGGAGATGAAGTACCCTAACGACTATCTTAGGTCTAAGGGAATTAATCCCGGTGACATAGTATGCTTTGCACCTGACACTGAGTATGAGTTCAATGTAGATGGAGAAAAGCTATATAGGATATACGACCACCAAATTACAATTAAATTATGAATCTATTATTAGCAGATGACGTACTGTCAAATCCTGATGAGTACGTGAGAGAAATATTAAGTAAAGAGTTTATAGACTTACCGGATGGTGAATATGTATTTAAAGGAATACAGCCAAGAACTAAAGATGAGTTTGAAGAAAAAGTTTTACAGATGTTTCCGAACTATACAGTGCAGTATAACTTTGTTAGAAAGTCTCCGCTAGACCAAGAGGAGCCAAACTTTATTCATACAGATGAAATGATGGGAGATGTTACAGCTTTAATATATTTAAACAAGGTTCACCCTAAAGATGAGGGAACTATATTCTATGATGATGACAATAAAATATCTAGTAGAGTGTATATGAAGTACAATAGGATGGTGGCATTCTCTTCTGAAGACAAACATTCAAGGGCTGACATAAGAAATTTTGGAGAGGGAGATGATGCTAGATTAATTCAAGTTATATTCTTAAAAGAAAAATAATGAGAGACACAAAACAAATTAAGTTAAGGATAATTGAAGCAGGATATAAAGCTGTAGAGGAATTGATTAAAGTTGCAGAGGAAGGCGTTATAAAGCCTGCCATGGGTGATGAAGGTGAGGAGCTTGCTGCTGACAGATTAAAGAATGCTGCGGCTACAAAGAAGCTAGCGATATTCGATGCGTTTGAGATTTTAACAAGAATAGAATCAGAGAAAGAAAGCATTGAGGCCTTAGATAAAGGAACAAGTTTAGTAGATACAAAACAAGGATTTGCAGAAAGAAGATCAAAATAGCACACTGTATACGGTATTGGAGGACCACATACCTAAGAACGCAATCACTAATAAGAATAGGTTGCGTGCTTGGGAGTATGGGTATAACGACCAATACGATGTTGTTATTATATCTAAGACCGGGCAGATCGGAGAGATTATAAGGATAGAGGGAATTAACATTGCATTACCTGCGGTACCTGATAAGGTGCATAGCAGAAGCAATACCTCATCTGAGCAGTATTGGGAAAGGAAAGAAGTGCCAAAGGAGCTGACGAAGATACAGTCTATATTTCAATGGAACGATAAACCAAAAGAATTTAAGGCGATGTGGGTAGACTACATTGAGAATGAGTTCGACTATAGAGACTATGGATTTTGGTTTATGAATAACGGGAGCCCTACATATGTAACGGGCTCGCACTATATGTACCTACAGTGGTCTAGTATTGATGTTGGTTACCCTGACTATCGTGAGGCTAATAGAATATTTTGGATTTTTTGGGAGGCGTGTAAGGCAGACTATAGATGCTTTGGTATGGTATACCTAAAGATACGTCGTTCAGGTTTCTCATATATGGGATCCGCAGAGTGTGTTAACACGGGTACGCTAGCAAGAGACTCTCGTATTGGTATACTATCAAAGACGGGTGGTGATGCTAAGAAGATGTTTACAGATAAGGTAGTTCCTATTAACAGTAGACTTCCTTTCTTCTTCAAGCCTATCATGGACGGTATGGACAAGCCAAAGACTGAGCTATCGTTCAGGGTGCCTGCATCAAAGATTACCAAGAAGAATATGTATGACACTGATGACGATGCTATTAAGGGGCTAGACACATCAATAGATTGGAAGAACACAGAAGACAACTCCTATGATGGTGAGAAGTTAAAGCTATTGGTACATGACGAATCAGCAAAATGGGTTAAGCCAAATAATATTAAAGAGAATTGGCGCGTAACAAAGACGTGTCTTAGATTGGGTTCAAAGATTATCGGTAAGTGTATGATGGGTTCTACCTGTAATGCACTAGCAAAAGGTGGTCAGAACTTCAAAGACATATACGAAGACTCTGATCCGGCTACGCGAAATGCCAATGGTCAGACAAAGAGTGGTCTATATAAGTTATTCCTTCCGATGGAAACAAACATGGAGGGATTCATTGACAGATATGGAATGCCTGTGCTAAGAAAGCCTAGCAAGCCTATAATGGGAGTAGATGGGCAATGGATTAGAAATGGCGCCATAGATTATTGGGAGGCAGAGGTTGACTCATTAAAGAATGACCCTGATGCGTTGAATGAATTTTACAGGCAGTTCCCACGTACAGAGTCTCACGCATTTAGAGATGAGTCTAAGTCATCGCTATTTAACTTGACTAAGATATATCAGCAGATAGACTATAATGACTCTATGATAAAGGAGCACTACCTAACAAGGGGTTCTTTCCATTGGAAGGATGGCATTAAAGATACTGAGGTAGTATGGGTTCCTGATGTAAGAGGTAGATTTAACGTGAGTTGGATACCACCTAAGCATCTACAGAACAATGTACACCAAAGGAATGGTATGAGATACCCGGGTAATGAGCACCTTGGTACATTTGGTTGTGACCCATATGATATATCAGCAGTAGTGGGCGGGCGTGGATCTAACGGCTCACTACATGGCCTAACAAAGTTTCACATGGACGACGCTCCAACAAATGAGTTCTTTCTAGAATATGTGGCTAGGCCGCAGACTGCGGAGATATTTTTTGAGGAGGTATTGATGGCGTGTGTGTTTTATGGGATGCCTATCCTTGCGGAAAACAACAGACCAAGATTATTATATCACTTTAAGAATAGAGGCTATAGGGGATTCAGTATGAACAGACCCGATAAGCCCGCACATAAACTAACGAAAACAGAAAAGGAATTGGGTGGTATACCTAACTCCTCTGAAGATGTTAAGCAGGCACATGCATCTGCTATTGAGTCGTATATTGAAAGGTATATAGGATTTGATTCAGAGGGGAGATATAGAGACCCTGACGAGATTGGTACTATGGCGTTCACTAGAACCCTAGAGGATTGGGCTAAATTTGATATTAACGACAGAACAAAGTTTGATGCAACTATTAGTTCAGGTTTAGCCATCATGGCAAATCAAAAGCACCTATATGTGCCGGAGAAAAAAGAGTCAAAAATAATCATTAACTTCGCAAGATATACAAACGACGGTGAAACGAGCCGATTAATTAGATGAAACAAGAAACTATACAAATCAATGCGGTCTCTTTTCCTAGCCAATTGGCGACGGATGCAGAGAAGGCTAGCAAGAGTTTTGGTCTCCAAGTTGGACAGGCCATACAGTACGAGTGGTTTAGAAAAGACGGTAATAAGAACAGGTTCTATGGACAGTGGAGAGACTTCCGTAGACTAAGGCTATACGCTAGAGGTGAACAGCCTGTATCTAAATATAAAGATGAGTTAGCTATTGATGGCGACCTATCTTACTTGAATTTAGATTGGACTCCGGTTCCAATCATTCCTAAGTTTGTAGATGTTGTAGTTAACGGAATGTCTGAAAGATTATTCAAGGTTAAGGCGTATGCACAAGATGCAATGTCTCAAGCTAAGAGAAGTAAATACCAAGACTTAATTGAATCTCAAATGGTAGGCAAGCCTGTATTAGAAGTAATACAAGAAAGGTCAGGTGTTAATCCATTTGTTACAGATCCTGACAATCTTCCTGAGAACGATGAGGAGTTGTCATTATATATGCAGATTAATTATAAACCTGCAATTGAGATAGCAGAAGAGGAGGCTATCAATACAATATTTGATTTAAACAAATATGATGACTTAAGAAAAAGGTTAGACTATGATGCAGCGGTAGTTGGTATTAGTGTAGCGAAGCACGAGTTCCTACCGGGGACGGGCGTTAGAATCTCTTATGTAGACCCTGCCAATGTCGTATACTCATATACCGAGGACCCATACTTTAAGGACTGCTTCTATTGGGGAGAGATTAAAACAGTTCCAATGACGGAACTTCTTAAGATAGATCAAAGCTTAACTAAAGAAGATTTGAATGAAATCTCTATGTACAGTCAGGCTTGGTATGATTACTATAACGTACAGCAATTCTATCAGAATAGTATGTTCTTTAGAGATACATGTACGCTAATGTACTTCAACTATAAGACCACCAAGAAGATGGTCTATAAGAAGAAGAAGTTAGATAATGGTGCTACTAGAATGATTAAGAAGGATGAGAACTTCAATCCTCCTGTAGAGATGATGGAGGAAGGGAACTTTGAAAAGGTAGAAAGAACTATTGACGTATGGTACGAGGGTATTATGGTGATGGGTACTAACATATTATTAAAGTGGGAGATTCAACAGAATATGGTTAGGCCAAAATCTGCATCTCAGCACGCTATCTCTAACTATGTGGCATGTGCACCTAGAATGTATAAGGGAGTGATTGAGTCTTTAGTTAGAAGAATGATACCATTTGCTGACTTGATTCAGATTACTCACTTAAAGTTACAGCAAGTTATTGCACGTACAGTTCCTGATGGTGTATTTATTGATGCAGATGGTTTAAATGAAGTTGACTTAGGTACAGGTAACGCTTACAATCCTGAGGACGCGTTGAGATTATATTTCCAAACAGGTTCCGTAATTGGTAGAAGTTATACACAAGATGGAGAATTTAATAACGCAAGGGTTCCTATTCAGCAGTTAACATCAAATTCAGGCGCTGCTAAGACTCAGATGTTGATAACAAACATGAACCATTACCTTGACTCAATCAGAGCCGTAACAGGCTTAAATGAGGCTAGAGACGGAAGCATGCCTGACCCTAACTCATTGGTTGGAGTACAGAAGTTAGCTGCGCTTAATTCAAATACTGCAACGAGACACCTATTAGACTCAGGTCTATATATCTATAGAAGTTTAGCAGAGGCTATTACATATAGAGTGTCTGATATATTAGAGTACTCAGATTTTAAAGAAGAGTTTGTTAATCAGATAGGTAAGTACAATGTATCTATATTAAATGAAATAAAGGATTTATATATCTACGACTTTGGTATATTCATTGAGATTTCTCCTGATGAAGAACAAAAGGCACAGTTAGAAGCTAACATACAAATGGCTTTAGCAAAAGGAGATATTAATCTTGAGGATGCTATTGATATTAGAGAGATTAGAAATCTTAAACTAGCTAACCAACTTCTTAAACTTAAAAGGTCTAAGAACCAAGAGAGAGAAGAGAAGATGGCTATGCAGAAACAAGCAATGCAAGCAGAGTTGCAACTTCAATCTCAACAGGTTGCTGCACAAACTGCTATGCAAAAAGTTCAAGCGGAAACAGCAGCTAAAGCTCAATTGAAAAAAGTAGAGACTGATGAACAGATAAGATTATTACATGTAGAGTCTCAATTAAAATCTCAATTGATGAGAGAAGAGTTTGCTTATAATATGCAACTTAATGGCCTACAAGAAAATAGTATTAAGACTAGAGACCAAGAGAAAGAGGACGCAAAGGCTAAAAGGATAAGCCAACAGAATAGCGAGCAGTCAAAATTAATTGACCAAAGAAAAAATAATCTTCCTCCTATAGACTTCAGTCAACAAAACCAAGAAGATATAATTGGTTTGCAAGAATCATTTGGACCAAGAGGAGTACAAGTAAATGAAGAAGTAGCACAAGCGCCACAAGGACAAGTTCCAAAATTTGAATCAAACGAGGATAGTTTAGATGGCTTCGACCTTGCAGAGTTTGAGCCTAGATAAAATTTAAAAAAAATATATTAACTTTGTAAAAATTAAAATTTAATCAAAATGGAATTTAAAGTAAGAGCACTAGACGAGATTGAACCAAAGAGCGTTCAAGAAGTTGAGCAAGAGTTGTTGGATAAACACGAAGAAGGTTTTTCTGATGAAGGTATTTCACCGGAACCGGTGATTAATGAACAGCCTGAATCTGTAAGTACAAATGAACCTACAACTCAGGATGAAAAAGAATTAAAAGAAGAAGACGTTCTTTCATATATTAAGGAAAGATATAACAAGCAAATCAATTCTTTCGAAGAGTTGTTAGACGAACGTAAAGAAACTGAGGAGTTACCATCAGACGTTGCCGCTTATTTAAAATATAAGAAGGAGACGGGTAGAGGTTTCGAGGACTTTATTAAATTAAATAAAGACTACGATACAATGGACCCTGATAGCTTACTTCACCAATACCTATCTGCTACGCAGCATGGTCTAGATGAGGAAGATATCGAGGCGTTAATGGATGAGTACTCATACGATGAAGATTACGACGATGAGTCAACAGTTAAGAAGGTAAAGATTGCTCGTAAGAAAGCTATTGCTGAGGCTAAGAAGTTCTTTAACGAACAGAAGGAAAATTATAGAATCCCACTTGAGTCAAGTACGGGGTTTATTCCTGAGGAAGATAAAGAGATGTATAACAGCTATAAGCAGTATATGCAAGAAGCAAAGACGATTGAAGAAGAGAACAACCGTAAGAGTCAATGGTTTAGCCAAAAGACAGATGAGTTATTTAATGATGGATTCAAAGGTTTTGAGTTTGAGTTAAATGATAAGAAGCTTACGTTTGCTCCCGGAGATGCATCTGAATTAAAAAGATTACAATCTAACCCTGCTAATTTTATTAATAGGTTTGTTGATGAGAGTGGTTTAATTAAAGATGCAGCAGGCTATCATAGGTCTTTAGCAATTGCAATGAACCCTGATAGGTTTGCTAAATTCTTTTATGAACAAGGAATGGCAGATGCAACAGACACCACGATGAAAGATATTAAGAACATCAACATGTCTGTGAACAGGGCTCCCGAAGCTTCGGCTTCACAAAACGGATTTCAGGTTAAGGCGGTCAACCCTGATTCCGGTAGAAAGTTAAAGATCCGCAGTATTAAAAAGTTATAAAAATTAAAAAATTAAAAAATGGCAAATGCTTTATTAAGTAATCCTACTTATCAACTTCAGCCTTCTGCTGAGCAGGTAGCATTACAAACAAACTACATCACTAACTTCAACTTCTTGAATCAGTATCTACCTGATACTTACGAGAAAGAATTTGAAAGATACGGTAACAGAACAATCGCATCATTCTTAAGAATGGTAGGCGCTGAGATGCCGTCTAACTCTGACCAAATTAAATGGGCTGAACAAGGTCGTCTACACATCAAGTACACTAACTGTACATCAGCTGCTGCTCTTGGTGCTAACACTGCTACATTCACCGTTGCTGATTCAGGTGTAACTTACATCGCTATCAGAGTTGGTCAAACTTTAATGATCCAAAACAACGCTTCAGGTGTTTATAACAAAGCTATCGTAACTGCTGTACCTTCAGCTACTACTTTCACTGTTGCTTTCTATGAGGCTGCAGGTCAAGCTTTCGCTGTTAACACTCAGTGTACAGTATTCATCTACGGTTCTGAGTTCAAAAAAGGAACTAACGGAATGGTTGGTTCATTAGAATCTGAAGATGACATCTTCTCTAACAACCCAATCATCATCAAAGACAAGTATGCTGTTAATGGTTCTGACATGGCTCAGATCGGATGGGTTGAAGTTACTACTGAAAACGGAGCTACAGGTTACTTATGGTATCTTAAGTCTGAGCACGAAACTCGTTTGAGATTCGAAGATTACTTAGAGACTGCAATGATCGAAGCTGTTCCTGCTGCTTCAGGTTCAGGTGCTAACACTGCAGGTTACATCGGTTCAGAAGGTATCTTCTACGTTGTAAACAACAGAGGTAACGTATGGGGTGGTGGAACACCAACTACTTTATCTGATTGGGATACTATCGTATCTAGACTAGATAAGCAAGGTGCTATCGAAGAAAATGCTTTGTTCGTAAACAGAGGATTATCATTCGACATCGACAACATGTTGGCTACTCTTAATGGTTATACTTCAGGTGGTGTTGCTCAATCTGCATCTTTCGGTTTATTCGACAATGATGTTGAGATGGCTCTTAACCTAGGTTTCCAAGGATTTAGAAGAGGTTATGACTTCTACAAGTCTGATTGGAAATACTTGAATGACCCAACAATGAGAGGTGGTCTTAACCAAACTGCTGCTACAGCTACAGGTACTATTACAGGTTTATTAGTTCCTGCAGGTTCTACTTCTGTGTACGATCAAATCTTAGGTAAAAATGCTAAGAGACCATTCTTACACGTACGTTATAGAGCTTCAGAAGCTGAAGACAGAAGATACAAAACTTGGATTACAGGTTCTGCCGGTGGTGCTGCTACTAGCGACTTGGATGCAATGGAGGTTAACTTCCTATCTGAAAGATGTGTATGTACTTTAGGTGCTAACAACTTCGTATTATTCAGATACGGATAGTAGATATTCAAATTTCTTGGGGTCGCAATCTGCGACCTCAAGATTTTATTTTAAATTATTAATCAAATTAAATATTAAATAAAATGGCAAAAGCTACACCTACCGATAAGGTATATAAGTTATTAATAGGAAGTCCTTTATCCTATACACTAGCATCGAGAAACACCGCAAGATTTCCTTTAATGTGGTACGATGAGAAAAACAATGTAAACAAACCTTTAAGATATGCAACCAATCAAAAGTCTCCATTTGAAGACGAGCAAGATGGTAATGCTATTATTGAGCCTGTTATCTTTGAAGATGGCTTACTAAGGGTTCCAAAAAATAATCCTGTACTTCAAGAGTTCTTACACTACCACCCATTGAATGGTGCAATTTTTGCAGAGGTAGATAAAGAGAAAGATGCAAGCGCAGAACTAGAAGATATTAATATAGAGGTTGACGCTTTAATTGAGGCTAAGAAACTGTCTATTGAGCAGATTGAAATCTTAACAAGAGTAATGTTTGGTAAAGACCCATCATTAATTTCAACAGCAGAGTTAAAGAGAGACATCTTGGTATTTGCTAAGTCAAACCCTAGAGAGTTCTTGAATACACTTAATGACCCTGACTTAAAATATAACGCTAAGGTTAGATTATTCTTCGAGAATAAGTTATTGACATTAAGAAATAACGACAGAGAAGTTTGGTTTAACACCGCAACAAATAAAAAGAAAATGTTATCTATTCCTTTCGGGGAAGACCCATATGAGACTGTTGCTGTATACCTACAGACAGACGAGGGACTTGACGCATTGAAGATGTTAGAGACATCATTATCATAGTTTTATTGTTAATTTTTAAAGAGGGTGTAATAGCCCTCTTTTTTTTTGTATATTTGTAAAAACAATTTTTAAATGATAAACGAAGTTAGAAATGCCGTACTATCCGTTTTGAACAAAAACAACTACGGATACCTTTCTCCATCGGATTTCAACCTATATGCTAAGAATGCACAGATAGAAATTTACGAGGAGTATTTCAGTACTTACAATAAGATAATTAATCTTGAGAATGCAAGAGTTGCAGGAACAGACTATGCTGACATTGAGCAGAATGTTGCTGAGACAATTGAGAGCTTCTTAAGAACAGATAACTTAGTTCAGGTTACAGCAGATACTAATGAGTACTACTATCCATCTGTTTTAACTACAGGATATGAAGCCTTTATGGTTAGTAATACTATTGCGTATGATGAGGAAGGCAATGAGTATGGAGAAGTTGAAAAGGTTTCTAACGGAAAGATAAATCTATTACTTAGGTCTAACCTAACTGCACCTAATACAATATACCCTGCGTACGTATTAGAGGGCGAAATAGTTAAGATTTATCCTGATACCATCAATACACCTGACGCATTAAAGATGACGTACTTTAGATACCCTAAGGTGCCTAAGTGGACGTATAGAAATCTAGCAAATGGGGAGCCGGTATTTGATCAGTCACAATCTGACTACCAAGATTTTGAATTACCATTAACAGAGGAATATAAATTGGTTTTAAAGATTCTTCAATATGCAGGAATGTCAATTAGAGAAATTGAAGTTGCTCAGTTTGGTATTGCAGAAGAACAAAGAGAACAACCTACATTCAGTCAAAAACAATAATAAGACATGGCATACTTATCAGAATACGAATACTACGAGAATAATGGCAACGACCCTATTAATAAGAATTGGGGATCGTATCAATATATAAGCCTAGAAGATATTGTAAATAATTTCTTATTGATGTACAATGGAAACCACTCACTTGTAAACAACGAGGAGAGGTATAAGATATTATTCCACGCAAAGAGAGCCGTGCAAGAATTGAACTATGACGCATTCAGAGAAGTTAAGGTGCTAGAGCTTACAGTTAATAATAACTTAAAGTTTATTCTGCCATCTGACTTTGTGAATTGGGTTAGGATTTCTATGTATAAAGATGGTTGGCTTAGACCATTAACTGAGAATATTCAGACGCTATCGTCTGCTGCATACCTTCAAGATAATACGGGTAAGATATTATTTGACCAAGATGGAAATATTTTAAAGCCTGAGTATTCTAATATCGACTACGATAGATTAATCAAGACGAAGAAAAGTATTTACCTAAATAGAGGCAACGCCTATGACGGGCAGTATGGTTGGAACTATGACGGAATGTGGGTATTTGACTATAGCATCGGCGATATGTATGGTCTTAATACTGAGACCGCTAACTTCAATCCTACGTTTAATATTGATAAGAAGGCCGGAGTTATTAACTTTGACTCATCAATGGCTAACCAATCTTGTGTACTTGAGTATATATCAGATGGCATGGAGGGAGGAGACGACTCAAAGATTACAGTAAATAAATTATTTGAGAAGTATGTGTATGCGTACATTCAATATGAGATATTAAATTCTAAGCTTGGCGTTCAGGAATATGTGGTAGCAAGAGCGAGAAAAGAAAAGACCGCCTTATTTAGAAACGCGAAGATTAGATTAAGTAATATCCATCCGGGAAGATTATTAATGAACCTAAGAGGTCTAGACAAACAAATTAAATAGAATGGCAAATATAACTAGGACGTTTACCGCAGGAAAGATGAACAAGGTTATTGACCAAAGGCTTCTTCCTGATGGTCAATACGTAGACGCTATGAACATTCGTATGGGTTCTACAGAGAACTCTGAGATTGGCGTTATTGAGAACACCAAGGGGAATATACCATTAACCGCCTTAACTTACACAAATGGAACGCCATTAAGCGCAGATGCTGTATGTATAGGGTCTATTGAAGATAGTAAGAATGAGACAATTTATTGGTTTGTTCATGACCCTAGTTTTGAATATGGAGAAACGGGAAAGTTAGATTTAATATTATCTTACAATGTATATACTAAAATATTAACCTATCATGTAATATCAATCAATGATGGAGATAATGCAAAGACAGTATTAAATTTTAACCCGAGATATTTAATTACGGGACTTAACATCATAGGTGATTTATTGTTCTTTACTGATAATTACAATCAACCTAGGGTTATTAATACTACTAGAAAATATCCCACGCCACTTAGTGATATAGATGCTATAACAGCAGAGTCTTTATTGGTTATTAAGAAACCACCGGTATCATCACCAAGTGTTACTCCATTTGAAACTAATGGCCAAGAAAACTATCTAGATACTAGATTTGTTTCTTTCGCGTATAGATATAGATACATTGATGGAGAGTATAGTGCTACATCACAATGGTCAGCGCCTGCGTTCTCACCAAAACCTTTTCAGTTTAGTACAGAGAGTTATCTAAACGAGGGAATGGTAAACTCTTTTAACGCGGCTAAGATAAAATATAATTCAGGAAGTTCTTTAGTGGTTGGTGTAGACTTATTATTTAAAGACAATGATGGGAATATTATTAAAGTAATTGAGAAGTTAGATAAGTCAAACTTAGGTTTAGCTAATGATACAGAATATGAATATACATTTGTAAATAGTAAAATATTTACAATACTACCTGACACTGAACTACTTAGACTTTACGATAATGTTCCTAGAACAGCTGAGGCTCAGACGATTATGGGTAACAGATTAATGTATGGGAATTATTTAGAAGGGTATGATCTTAATGACAAGTACGGAAACCCTGTAAAGTTTGAATACTATACCGATTTAATATCTAGTCCAATTGGGAATACTACTATACCTGATGATGTATTAGATGGAGACTATACTATTAATGGAAGTGTAAGTGTAAACGACGCTATAGTTACAATAGACTTATCTGATAAAGATTTAATAAGTGGGTCATCTATTAGCTTAGATGTTAGGTTAGCGCATGCTTCATTTAGTGGAGAGACACCATATCCTACAGATACTACAGAAGATATCTCTACAAGTTTTGTTTTCTTTTTAAATAAGAAATATAACTCTGTGTATGAGATGGCTACTAGTGAAGAGTTTCAAAATGCAGTTGGTACCATAGCTAACATATCTCCTGTCGCTGACGCTTGTAATGGCATAACGTTTACAGATGATTTTAATTGCGCTGTTCCTAATCAGTTAGATAATTTTGAAAAAGTATCTAGTGGTATATCAGCCTTAAATCAACCAATAAAAATAATTACAGACCCGGGAAGTAGTGTTATAGGATTTCAGTTTCCTGCAATGAAGTTTGTTGATAGTACTGTGGTACCTTCAAAAACAATATATGAATACTACTCAGTTACATTTGGTTCTGCATTATTTCAAGAGATATCAAATCCAAAAAGCTTACATAGTAATAGAGATTATGAGATTGGTATTGTTTATATGGATGAGTTCAATAGGTCTTCTACTACATTAGTTAGTAAGAATAATACAGAGCATGTTCCTTGTGGTAAATCATTCTTTCAGAATAAGATACAAGTTACAATACCATCAACACAACTTCCTCCATCTTGGGCTACAAGATATAAGTTTGTTATTAAACCTAGTGAGGAAAATTATGACACTGTTTATTGTAATATATTTTTTAAAGACCCTGAAAGCAATAACGCATATTTTTTATTAGAGGGAGAGAATGCCAAGAAGGTAGAGCAAGGTGATAGGTTTATTGTAAAGGCTGATTCAGCAGGGCCTACTACTACTTGTACGTATGCAACTATTTTAGAGAAGTCAAGTCAAGCATCAGGATTTATAGACGTGCCTAGTCAGTCAGACCCTACGGTATTAATACCTGTCCCCGCCGGAGTATATGCAAAGATAAACCCAAATAGTTTCTCAATAGTTAATGATGATTTAGCTATTATTGCTCCGGGTAAAAAGACAGCTACCGGCCCAAGAGGGGGTAGCGCTCCTACATTATTTTATCCAATGAGTGTGTATAATACAGTAACTGACGCATGGGAAGATTATACTGTACCTGCGGGAAGTAAGATAGTATTAGATATTCATCAATATAGATTAGGTGTAGGTGGTTCTTGTGAAGAAAGAAGCAGTATATTAAAAAAGACATTGACATCTTCTAAGACATATGATAATATGTACGATTGGTTTGTTGGTGATAACATAGACCAAGTATTAAAAGAGGCTACTGTATATGCAGGCAATGGACAATGTGAACCTAAAAATACATTTATACCGGGGATTACTAGTAGTACTGCTATACCTACAGATTTCTGTACAAACTATTATCAGTTCTATAGAGATCCGGGTACTAGTGAATTATTCCTAGCTATTACAGGAACTGATCCTTGTACAGGTATTGGGTATCCAAACTCTAGAGCATCAAATGTTGAGGTAAATATAACAGTGTTTAGGTCTGAGAAGACTATTATATTTGAAACAGAACCTACTCCGGCTTTGCCTGATGTATTCTATGAAAATAATTTATCGTTCCCTATAGTAGATGGGAATCACATGGGTAATATAGTAGACCAAGATATACCATTAGGGATTGATGCAGTAATCGACACAGAGTTCTTTAACTGCTACTCATTTGGTAATGGAGCAGAGAGTTATAAGATAAGAGACTCTATCGTTGGACATTATTTTAATTTAGGAAATAGAGTTAACTCTGTATCTGCACAAGACTATCAAGCGTATGTCAGATTTGCAGACATTACATATAGTGGTGTATACAATGCAGAGACTAATGTAAACAAGCTTAATGTATTTAATTTAGGATTAGCAAACTTTAAGAACTTAGAGACATCATTCGGGCCTATCTATATATTAGACGGAAGACAAACTGATGTATTGGTGTTACAAGAAGATAAAATCTCATACGTACTAGCAGATAAGAACTTACTATCAGACTCTGCGGGAGGTAGCGCTGTAACGTCAGTGCCTGAGGTATTAGGCACACAGATTGCTAGAACTGAGAAGTATGGTATTAGTTTTAATCCTGAGAGCTATGTTCAGTGGGGATATGATAGATACTTTACAGATGTAAAGAGGGGAGCAGTTATCCAACTAAGAGGCGACTCATATTCTCAAGACCAATTACAAGTGGTATCAGAATTTGACATGAGAACTTGGTTTAGAGATTTATTCAACACATCATTTGCTACTCAAAAGATTGGAGGCTACGACCCATATATGAATGAATACATATTATCATCTAATGATAGACTGCTACCTAAAGAAGAAGGCTGTTTAGCGTGTGGCATTAAACAAACGTTTACATTAAGTTCAGATTCATTAGATACTGTTTCTTATTGTGTTGACTTAGGTCCTACGGTTGGAACTGCTAATATAGTATATAGTATAAACTCTATATCTGAAGATGGACAAGTAAGAATAGTTGCTAATTATAATGGGACAGAATATGATTCAGGTTGGATTTCAGAAGGAGGTACATTAGCAATAGACAAGGATAGTATATCTATAGAATCTGTTTCAATAACAATATCATATATTGGAAATATATCATTAGATGTATTAGCAGACTGTTGTAACGCAGATATGTTAACAATAGTTCAGGTTGTATTAACTAATAACTATGAATCAGGTGACACCATTCATGCTGAATATAGATATGTTAAAGATGATTATACATCTCCATTGCAGTCTAACTTTGTTTCATTCTCTGATGCAACAACTAATCCATTGGTTTCTTTTTATAATGTATCTGCTGATTTTGTAGGAACCGGAGGGTTCCCTCCTGCAGGAAGCACAGTAAGGCTTATATCAAATAGATATCAAACAGATACATTTGTGTTTGATTCTGCTACAGATAAGTTTAGATATGCAACATCTAATACATTATACAATAATACACCTAGTGATATTACTTCATTGATAGGAATATCTACTGAGGTTACACCAAATTTAGGAGGAGGTGATTATAACTACGCTGAATTTACAGCACCTACATTAAGCAATTACTTATATTTAATTTGGGATTTCAGGACACCAACATCTGTAGACTTATGTTACTCAAACACAAGCGCTGATGATTCATGCTCATGTTCTGAAGAACCTGCACCATAAACAATAAAATAGAATGGCAACAACAGGAACATATTATTTAAACGGGCCATCATTAGGATCAGCTACTGCCGTATTTTCAAATAGTTTATTAACTATATTTGCGGCAGATGGATGGTATTCTGATGGCGAGATATCTAGGCAACAAGTGAGTGGTGTATTATTACCTCAACAAAATTGTGCAGCTCCGCAGGCAACTATATACATATCTGATACTTCATCAGATACGGATACAGGAACTACTACATATAAATTGCATGTTGAAAACTATGACTTCTCAGGGTTTTTAAATATGGTTATATCTAAAAATAATAATGCAAAGAATGCAGCTATGACGGCTACTGTTAGCACGTTATATTCATTTGATTTATCTATACCAAATACATCACCATACGATACAAACTTTTTTGGGTCAGGTGCAGTTAATTTACCTATCGGTGTATATGACTGTGAGATACAATTATTTGGAGCCCCAATAAGTGGAACTGATTTCAGTGTAGATAGTAGTGTAGGATTTGGATATAGTACAGATTACTATAGTTCTATAGTTAACGTAGGAGCAAGTTATATAGTTTTAGCAAGTTAATAAATAAAGCATGGCAGAATATACATTATCATATAGTGAGATGGTTAAGGGATGGGTATCCTTCTATTCTTATATTCCTGATTGGATTATAGGAATGAATAACTACCTATATACATTTAAGGGAGGAAACCTATATAGACATAACTCAAATGAAAGTAGGAATACATTCTATGAACAATGGTGGGTTTTAAAGACAGGAGACCCTACGGACGCATATACTCCGTCATTTATTCAGAGTGTATTCAATACCTCACCTCTAGAAAATAAGTTGTTTAAAACGGTTAATTTAGAGGGAGATTCTATTTGGTCTGTAACATTGCAGACAGACATACAGGACTCAGGATATATTCAGTCAGAGTGGTTTGAGAAGAAGGAGCAGTCATACTTTGCATTCGTTAGAAATAATACGAGTGGGCAGTTTGACCTGCGTAGTATAAATGGTATAGGTAAACCTACAACGGTTACCCATGCCGGCAGTATTGACACTATTAACTTCTCTATCAATCCTCTCGTTCAGATTGGTGCGATAGTTAGCGTTGATGACTTAATATACTTCTTTACGAATGCAGATGCTACGCCAACTTTAGCCGGGCAGATTACAGAGATAAACGTAGACTACCCTAATGGGGTGAATAACTTAAAGATAGATACGTCAATAGCGGGCACTACTCCTATACCATCAGGAGATGTGTTTATCCTGTACGTTAAGAACTCTGTGGCTGAATCTCATGGGGTGTTAGGCCACTACTGTACGTTTAATATTACCAATGACTCTGTAGATAAAATAGAATTATTTGCAATTGAGTCTGAAATTATGAAAAGTTATCCATAAAATTCATATCTTTGTATGGTATGAATTTTACTATTAGAAATCTAAATCAAACTGACTACGACGAGATACTCGTTAAATGGTGGAAAGATTGGGGTTGGGAGGCTCCTCCTAAAGACTTTCTTCCTCAAGATGGAATGGGTGGCATAATACTTTATGACGGAGATATTCCTGTATGCGCAGGCTTCATGTATATATCAAATTCAAAACTAGCTTGGGTAGAATGGATAATCTCTAATAAAGAATATAGAGTTAAACCAAATAGAAGTATAGCAATAGAATTAGTTATTGATAGGCTAATTGAAATGTGCAAGATGTCAGGAGCAAAATTTGTATACGCATTAATAAAACATAGTGGTCTTATAGAAACATATGAAAAACTTGGATTTATAAAAGGAGATTCATATAGCCACGAAATGATAAAAGGATTATAATATGGCAATAGCAACAACAACAGCAGCAACAATAGCAGCAGGTGCCGCATTAGCGGGAACAGCAACTTCTGCTGCAATGTCTTTTTCTCAAGCATCTAAACAAAACAGGGCAGCTAATGACGCTAAACGAGATGCTAAAGAATCTATGGACGAAGTAAATAAAAGACTTGAGATTAACCCTTACGAATCTATGTCTTTATTTAAAGATATATATGAGAAGCAAAGACTAGCAGGTCTTTCATCAGGAGCTCAGGTTATAGAAGCAGCAAAGGAAGGTGGTAGAGGCGCAGCAGAGTCTGCGGGTAAAGTTGTAATGGGGCAAAATGAAATCCAATCAGGTATATCAGATGCTGAGTCTCAAAGACTTTCTGATATTCAAGATAAGATATTAGGAGAAAGAGCAAGGTTAAATAATCTTGGTATAGGTATTGGATTACAATCAGCAGAAGGTGCTCAAAAGGCTGCAGCTAATTATGAGGCGCTTGCTAATAAAGCACAGATGGAAGGATGGCAGGGTGTTGGTAGTGCTATATCACAAGCAGGGGCAATGGTTCCATTATACGCGGGGACTCCAACTACCGGTACTGCGTCAGCACAACCATTAGATTCAGGCATACAATCTCAATTAGTTCAAGGTGTGGTTGGTAATGACGGAGGGCTTCCTCTTATACCATCTCTTAATCCCGGTCAAGCAGCAATGAATGCAGCAGCTGTAGACCAAAATAATTTAAACCAATTCTCATATTCATTTAATCCATTTAATTTAATGGGCAATAAGAAATTCTAAATAAAAACAGATGGCAGGAAACTATTACGGATTTCAAGAAAGAAAACCCGAATCACAGGTAAATTGGTTTGATGTAGGTGAGGGATTAAAAAATTCTATACAAGGTGTTGTAAAGGATAGAGAGACTAGAAAGGCTCAACTAGACAAAGACATGAAAGATGTCCTTGAGGAAGTTAAAAAAGTTCCTCTAGGCATTGACATAGAACAAAACGCCAAGGTATTACAGTTAGGAGCCGAGCAATCTAAATACTTATTAAATTTAAATAGAATGTTAAAGGCGGGTGAAATAAACCCACACGACTATACATTATATGTTCAGAATGCAAAGGATAGCACCAAGAATTATTTTGATGCTATTGAGAATTTTAACAAGACGCTTCAACTAAAACAAGATAGAAGACAAAAGGGATTGTCCCAATCTGCCGAGACAGATACTGCAGCATATCTAGAAAAATTTGCAAACTTTAAAGACTATCAGTTCTTTGTTGGGACAGATGGTAACGCTTACATGGGTAAGAAAGAAACTAAGATTGACGCTAACGGAAATAAAGTAGAGGTAATTACTAAAAACCCAAATGATATTATATCTACATCAGCGGCAAGTAATTTAGCAAACTTTACAATAGATAGATTTGATGCTAATGCTAAAGCAGATGGATTAGCAAAAAGTTTTGGAGACTATGTAACATCTGAATTATCAAAAGCTACTGTTGGAAGACAAGGTGTTATTAAAACTATATCAGATATTAAACAATCAGCAGGTTATCAGTCAATGAAAACTAATGCGGTAGCTGCTGCATTAACAAATAACTTTGATAGACTATCTCTGCTTACTGAGAATATGGCATCTACTCCGGGATATGATAGATACTCAAATACATTTGATGAGAAAGAATTTAAAAAAGATAAATCTAAAATCTTATTAAAGTTTGAGAATGGAAGCATTACTCCGGTATTTCACGAAGAACAAATAAAGGCTTCTGATAAATATTTTGGAGACATGTTAGAGGCTAGGTTTAAACATGAGGAAGAAGTTAAGACCACATCTCAATTACAAGACCAAACACATTATGCGGCTCCTCCATCAGATGCTCAAGTAAAATCACAGGAGGAATATTACAGAAACTTAGCAGACGCTAATGAGATAGCAACCACTATGTATAATGCTTTCTATGGAGATGCTTCTAAAAAACAAAATGCCTTTGAAGAACTTGGAAGGATAACAAAAGGAGGTACTAGTTTTAGAACTAAGGACAATACTATGTGGTATAAAACTGTAGACCCTAAAACAGCTAAAGAGACATGGACTAAATTATATTATGGTAACGACCCAAGAGGCGCTATTAAGACAGTGTTAGAGCAATCCGGTATATCTTCAGGAGAGATGAAGGGAATGGTTCAAAACGCTTACGACAAGATATATTGGTCAAATAAAAAATAAATAACAAATTTACTATGAGTATAAATGCATTTAATGCGTCTTACGAAAAGGCAAAGTCTTTAGGATACAAAGGTTCTAGTTCAGACTTTTTAAATTTAATTAAGAATGACAAGCAAGCTTTCAACATGAGTTACAAATATGCTGTAGAGGCAGGTAATGATATTGATGAAGGTTCATTTGCTGAGTCTATTGGCATAGGTTCAGGAGGACCTAAGCCTAAAAAAAAAACACTAGTCCAAAGTCCATCGGTATCACAATCCATATTGGGTGGTGGGATGTCTTCATCGGAATCAGACTCTCAAGATAATATTAGCACGCCAATTAGGCCACAAAAAAATATATTAGGTAGGCCTTTACAAAAAGTACCTAAATCTTTTTTACAAAAAGCACAAGAGGAGGAAATGAATAGACCTTCTGTTGGAGAAACTATTGTGCCTAAAAATAAAGTAGATGTTGCAAGAGAAAAGTATGAATCTACTCAAAAAAAATCTATACTTGAAGGTAATAAAACTCCTATTAGCAAATTTGAACAGCCTAAAAATATTTTAGTAGAAACTATAAAGCAGTCTATTTCACCAAAAAAGAAAATAGAAGAGGAAGAAATATTACCACAAGATGCTTATACTAAAAAAGAAAAAGAATTAAAAGATATTGGATATAAAGAAACTGCTAAATTAGATTATAGATATGATAATCCTAATTGGCAAGACATATCTGAAGACGAACAGAAAAAAGTTGCATCTACATTTGATGATTTAAGTTACCTAAATATAGATTTAACCGACTTATCTAGGTTTTTAAAAAATAAAACAAGATTCTTTGAGGATAATAACTTAGATAATAATGACCCTAAAGAAGTTCAGTTTTCAAAAAATAAATATCTACAGCAATATTTAAATGATAGAAATAATTTTTTAGGAAAAAAGATTCAAGGCATAGACAATAATAACAAAGAAGAAATTAATAAAATATCTTCAGAAATAGGATCATTAGTTGATGGCACTAATTATGAGAACTATAAAAAGAATTATCTACCTGAGCAATATAAGTTAGACTTAGAAACAAAACAACTACAGAAGGAAGATCATGACAGGATAAAGGAGGGTAAGGTTTCTCAGACGTATTATGACTTAAGAAATGCAAGAGATAGATTCGTTAAGGGCGGAACTAATCCTGTCTTAGACATGATATACTCAGGCCTTGATGTTATTGGCGCTGATAACATTGCTGATAAGTTAAGGGTTCAAAGAGAGATGAATGAGTATAGTTCTAATCTAAATTATATTACGAATGCATCGGGTAAGGTTGTTAATTATAAAGGAGATAAATACCTTGTAACTAAAGATGGTGGTGTAATTGACTACGGAACTAAGACATTAGTTAATTCATTCGAAGATAAGAACAAGCTAAATACAATATATGAATTAGCAGCAAAATCAAAAGAGGAGGATTCGCTATATAGCGGTAGAGGGTATACTAATGCCATGGCAGATACTGTAGGTAATCTTGCTATGCAAATACTTTTAACTAAAGGAGTTGGTGCAGCAACAGGTGCGGCAGGATTAACCGCAGCTAGGGTTGGTAGGTTAGCAGAGGTTGTACCTGAGATGGCATCTGTATTTGGTATGGTTGGCGCTTCTACTTATGAGGATACGCTTCAACAATTAAGAGAAGCAGGTATATCTGATGAAGTTGCAAAAAGGGAAGCGGGTAAAGTTGCTGCTTTAACAGCGTCAGCTAGTGCTGTATCTACATACTTTATGCCTAACACTAATGCCAATAAGATAATGGAGGGTTTAAATAAAAACCTAATCATTAAAGAAAGTGTTGACGTACTTAAAAAAGAAGGCTCGGAAGGCCTTTCTAATTTCTTAAAAAATAAAGCTAGTAAAATAATATACAATGCTCCTGAGGTAATAGCTGAAGGTGGTGGTGAATTTTTACAAGAAGTATTAGAGAATAAAGCTCAATACTTAGCTAATGAAAATTCTAATACCAATATTGGACAGAAGGTATTACAAGAAAACTTTAGACCCGGTGAGTTATTAGATACATTTATACTATCTGCATCAGCGGGCTCTTTAGGCGCAGGTATTGGTAAGGCGAATGAAGGAGCTTTTGGAATGAGTGTTCAACAGAACTATGATTACCTAGCAGGAATGGACCCAACTAAATTAGATGATGTTGGTTTTAAATTAGTTCAGAAAGGAGATATTACAGAAGAACAGTTTAATAATTTAAAGACTGAGACCACTAACTATAGAAGGTATAGAGATCAATTACTTCCTGATGTTAAAGGAAGAAATGCTGTTGAGATGACTCAGCTATTAGCTGAAAGAGATAACTTAGAGTTACAAAAGAAAAATTCACACAATGCATTTGCTCCTGAGTTTGATACTAAGATTAAGGAAGTAGATGCACAAATACAGAACCTATTAAATAAAAGTAAAAATGCCGTTCAAGAGCAAACAACAAATGAAAGCGTGTTGGGCAAAGAACAACCCGCAGTGGAACTGCAAGGAGTGGTCGAAGGAAACGCCAAACCTGAAGTCGTTACCGAACAAAAAGAAACCATCACTCCTGAAGGGAAGGAAGGGGTAATAAAACCATCTGTATTATTAAATAAAAGTATAGACGTTGAAGATTCAGAAAATAGAAAGGGGATAGTTCCAATAAAAGAATTAGAGGACTTTATAGGAGAAGACAGAACAGGAGAGCAAGCTATGCCTCAATCAAGAGAAATTATAGATAATCTTAAAGATGATATTTCTAAAAACGGATTTAAGGAACCTATTGTTTTGGTATATGATAAATTTAGAGGCAATGGTGAGGCAGCTATAGTTGAGGGTAATCATAGAATACAGGCAGCTAAGGAATTAGGGTTTAATGAAATACCTATTAGAATAGAAAAAGGAACAATAAGAAGTAATGAAGATAGAGTTGCTGAGGGAATGTTTCCTATTAATGTAAAAGAAGTAGGTAAATTAGATGATAGATTTGGAGTTAGTGGTGATAAATTAGGATTGACTATTAGACAACCTGAAGCTATTGATTTTGCAAATAAAGAAGTTCCACAGATTACTTTAGACGAAGCATTAAAGGTTGATGTTAAAGACCCTAAAGGTTTGCAAAAAGTATCTAACTTTTTAGATAATGCTATTAAAGATATAGATAAGTTTGAGAAAGAGAACTTAGGTTCTAACGTTCCTGTTGCTTTAGCTAAACAAATGCTTAAAGCAATTAAGGCTTTAGTAGACGGTGGCATAGCTTTAGGTGATGCTATTAAAAAGGTAGCTAAAGATAATAAGTTAACTGAGGATGATGTAATTAGAGCAATATCTACAAGAGAAAAAGAAAATGAATTATCAGAAGAAACACTTCCGGGATATGATAAATTATTAAATAGGATTGAAGGAGTAAAGGAAAGGTCTAAGCAAAGAGGACTTAATCCTCAACAGCAAATGGAGAACGTAATTAAAAATGTACAAGAACGCTCTCCTGAATATGCCAATGCTACTGATGTTCAACGTGAACAAATAGTTCGTGATATTAGAAAATCTTTTGGTGTAAAAGAAAAATCAGCTCCTTCTGTTAAACGTCTATTTGGTTTAGAAGAAGATTTGAAAGTTGTAATGCCGGAGAAAAAACTTTTAACAAAGCAAATAAAAGATCAAGCTAAAGGAGCAAAAGATGCCAAGGCTGCTTGGCTTAAAGCTAATGACGTTGTAACTAAAAAGGTTAAAGACCTAGAGAAGTCTAAACAAATAACTGCTAATCAGGCAGTTGCTGTTCTTTCTAAGTTTGCAAAAGTAAATATGTTTAATGAAGAATCAGTAGAAAGATTTTTAGATTATACAGAGAAAGTATTTAATAATGCAATTTATGCAGAGAAGATAAGTGGTGTTAAATCTAAACTTAAGACTGCAAAGAAAAATATTTATTCTAAGATAGGTATTGCTGATGCTCTTCAGGATTCATTAAACCAAATGTTTGCAATTGATCCATCATTAATTCCTGACTCTGTGTTTGATAAATATGTTGACCTAGTAAATATATTGGGAGAGAGGAAAGCTGTGCTTTCTTTAAAAGAAAATTCTGAAATGTTATCTGATGCTGTTGATGTTTTAAATACAGTTGAAGAAGAACAATTATTAGTAAGCCAATTGAAAGAAGTATTTGATAACTCTTCTAATATAATTAAAGATGAAGAGGGAAATATAAAATACTCTGATTCTATTAGAGAGATGTTAGACAACGATGAGATAGATGAGTACGAGGCTAGCGTAATGAAGAAATATAAAAAAGATATTATTGAATCAGAGCCTAAAGAAAAAATATCTCAAGAAGAAATAGAATCTGAAAAGAACGAATTGATTAACGCAATTAGAACTTCAGATTTATTTGAAAAAGATATGCCTTCTAGAGAGGAAAGGGATTTAGTTAGACAGCTTTCAGAATTGTTTAGAACAGATGCATTAAACGAACTTGACAATGCTACACTTAAAAATGTAACTAAGCTTGTTGACAATATTAACAATGGTTTCTTGCCAAACTATGCTAATATTATTGCTAATGAATTGAAATCAAAAATTAATTCTAACCCTCTTTTAAATGCAACAATAAAAGCTAAGCCTTTAAAGTTATCAACATTATATAATAACATCAAAAGTATATTTACTTCTAAGATAGATAAATCTAGAACCGGTATATCTGAGTTGGTTAGGAGTGCTCCTTTATATTATATAGATGAGCAGTTTGGAAACTTTAAATCTAAAGAAATATTCAATTCATTATTTAAAGATTCAGCAGAGCAACATGATTCTTATGAGACAGAGATAGGAAGGATACAAAGTAGATTAGATAAAGCTCAATATGATGTTTTAAAATCAAAAGGCTTTGACCATGATGAGGCTGTGAAGTCTAATTATAAAATGATGACTTATCTACTTCAGTTAGAAAAAGATTCTAATCCTGATAATGATACTGTATACAATGCAAATGAATATATAGATAAGACATTAGAAAGAATAGATGATGGCAATACCAACTTCAATAAAGAAGATGTTAAAGCATTAGAGGATATTAAAAATGATTTCACTAATAAAGAAACCGGAAACATTGATGCTAATAAATTATATGAATCTTTTAACAAAGCAGAAAAAGATGCTATTAAAACTATTCAAGATGTAAATAAATCATTAGAACAAAAGGCTATCTATACCGCTGCTGTTATAAGAGGAGAAAGAATTAAGCCTATCAATGATTATGTTCATCATAATGTATTGCATGAGACAGAGGCTATGGATCAGCAAGAAGGAAGGTCATTAATAGATAAGTACAATGCAAATCTTAAACCATCTACTAAAGCAAAGAATTTAATAGAAAGAACTAAAGGTGCTAAAGCTTTAAACTTTGATGTGTTCTCTTCTGCTAATCGTGGAGCTAAGTTTACGTTGATTGACTATCATATGACGGATCCAATTAGGGTAGCTAGAAAAACATTAGCTAATACTAAAGAACAATTAAAGAAGACAGGGAATTGGAACGATAAGAATAAATTAATATTCAACGCTATTGAAAGTGCATATAATGAAGCTATAAATAATATACTTATGGATTCATTTACTAAAGGTAATACATTTGTTGATAAGTTAATTAATGAATTAGGAAGGCAAGGATACAGAGCGATGTTAGCGGGAACCGGAAAGTTTGGAGCTGAACTTCTATCAAACGTATCGTATGTAATGTTTACAGACCCTAAAGCTTTTGCCGTTGGTTTAGAAAATGCTAAGACATTATTATCTGAAGACGCATTTAACATTATGGATAATTCTAAGAGTTTAGAGACATCTAGATTCTTTAGTAGAGACCCATTGACAGGTAAGTTTGTTGATAATAATATATTAAATAAAGCACAGGATTCTTTAAAGTCTATGTATGGAAGTAAGGCCATTAATACTTTATATAAATATTATAATAAGACAGGAAAGAAATATAAGAATAGTGTAGAGTTAGTAGCGGATACATTAGTTTCTGCTCCCGATAAAATAGTATCATTACCATTATGGATGGGTACATATATAAGCGAGTTTGAAAATATAACAGGTTCTAAAATTGACCTTAAAAAAATTGCTTCAAACGATGAGACCTATATGACTGAAAATAAAAAAGCAATTGATGCTGCTACACAAAAGGCTGATGCTGCTGCCGTTCAGGCTGCTGCTACAAGAAACCCATTTATGGGAATATTGAAAGGTAAAGTAAAAGCAGACCAAAACTTTTTATTAAATGCATGGGATAGAGCAAATAACTTCTTGAATACTTATAATATGTTCGAGTACTTTACAGCAAGAAGAGCGGTGATGAGTGCTATGGGTAAAGGGTCAATGACACAAGAAGAAGGAGCAAGAGTATTAGCCGGTGTCGTAACAAGGATGACTATATATGGAATACTAATGCAACAATTCGGTTCAGGATTAATTGGATTAGCTTTCGGAGATGATGATGAAGAAGAGAAATTGAAAGAGGAAGCTAAAAAGAAAGGTGTAAATATAGATGATAATACTTGGGAGAAATATGGTAAGTTTTTAGGTTCAACAATGTCATCATTATTATTAGGTAGAAACTATGGTAATGCTACTAAGATGTTATTTAATACAGCAACAGAAAAATTAAATGAGAAGTATGGTGGTTTCTTAAGAGAAGGAAAAGAATATGACCCATATAAAGATGCTATCCAATATAGTACAATACAAGAGAAGGATTTTAAAGATTCTAACAGTTTATTAAAACAATTAGCATTAAAGTCAGCAGGTCAATATGCTCCTGCTACAAACACAGCTCTTAGTATATACGATGAGTTAATGGCTGACCCAAAGAAAAGAAAGGACGCTATTGAAAGAGCAGAGAAGAGGATGAATGTAATGGCTCCATTAGAAGTACTTGGTAACGCAGGGTTGATTCCTTTATATAAAGATGTTAGGAAACAAGTATTAAAAGATTTATATAAAGGTTTAGAAGAAGAAGTTGTACAAAAAAAGATAAATGATAAGGCTAAAATAGATGAACTTAAAAAAGCTAAATCAATTTATGGAGACCCTGAAATGATAAAGGCTATAGACAGAAAGATTAAAAAGCTTAAAGGAAATGCTGATGATTTAAAAGAGATAAAAAAATATGAAGATGCAAAAGATGCAGAGGAACAAGAACTTTTATTTGATAAAGCAACCGGTAAGACTTATAAAAATAGAAGCGAGATGAGGGATGCTAATCCTGCTCTATACGAATATAGATTTGGAGATTACTCTGATTGGAAAAGAAAATATGGATACGATTCTAAAGTAGATAACATATTAGAAGGAACTTCTCAGGAAAGTAGTAGTGCATCTTCTAGTAGTCCTTATGAGAAAAATAAAAAAGGAAGACATGAAAGAACAGAATATAAAAGAGGAGGAACCGATAGAGGCAGATTAGGCAGAGGAGATTATGGAAGAGGAGACTACGGTAGATAAATAAAAAAGCCCCACCAATTTAGGTGGGGTTATTTATTTGAATCGTATGTACTTAAATTCTTTTTGCTTGTCGTAGTATACCATAAGCTCTTGGTCATTGGCACTACCCGGACGTGGTGTCCTTCCTCCGTACCTTACGTCTCCTACTAACTTATGTATCTTTCCGTAGATAATACCATCGTCACAGGACCATATCACCACAGGGTTAAGTCTCTTGTCTATTAGCTTCACTAACTTGCGTGCCGCTATAGGCAGTGGGTATGCATCCCTTACTGATCGTATCCTACCCTTCACCTCAGCGTATGCTATTAGGTTCTTGTCCTTATCAAATATCTTAAAGTCTACATCATGAGGCCCAAGCTTCTGATAGCTTCCTCCAAATGTATTTACGAATGTCTCTATGGCTTTAAGTTCTCTTCTTAGGTCTTCGTCTGTTTCAAAAGTCATCGTCTTCAATTGATCTCAACATTAATTTTAATTCCATTATTAGCTCCTTGAGTTTCTTCTCGGCATCACTGAACTCTCTATCAACCAACTCCTCATAGATACATGTGAGAGATATATGGCACTCATTTATCGAGAATGATATGCGCTCTGCTCTTCTCTCTTCGTTATCTTTTTGGTTCTCCATGTTTATTTTTTTTCAAAGTTATGAATTTCCCCTGAAAACTTCAACTTTAATTCCATGATTTTCAAGTTCTTGTATCCTAAATTCTTGGAGCTTTGACAGTTTCCCATCAGGTCTCTTGACTTCAACGAATAGTACGTCGCTATCTCTTGGTATAGCAATGAGGTCGGGTATTCCGTGACGATTCGTAGTCATTAACTTAATAACATAGTACCCCTGTGCCTCTAGTTCCTTAATCTTCTTAGACTGTATCTGCTGTTCTTTCATGAACCTTTTCTTTTATCTCATCCAAAGATACGTCAAATCCCTCACACTCCCGTATAAATTCCTGCAGTTTTTGTATGTCATCCTTATGTATAGCGAACCTATCTGCCATGAAGTACTCGTATGGTGCGCAGTATTCGTCTAACATAATCTCGTTGAGTTGGAACCCTAAGATATTCTGCGGCCGGACGAAGCGGGCAAAGAGTATCGTGTACTCCTCACCCTTCTTAACCCAATGCGTTGCAGGAATCTTTGACGGACGATGGCTATCGTTAACGCACAAACACCTTAACATAATCTATTCCATTTTTAGTTTCTATCTCATACCAAAACTCTTTAGAGAAAACTCTGAACGATTCAATTGTCTTCTCTCCATCTTTCATTACAAATTTATATCTATTCATTTTAATTTATCTTTTATTTGGATTAATAAGTATAATATAATTATAATAAGTGTAATGATAACTCTTATTGATATATCAGATTCACTTATATCTATTGCATTCAGTCCTATTATATAAATAATAATTAGACCCATGTAGAATAAGAACTGTTTCATTTTAATTTTGTTTTACATGTTTCACAAATGTCTGTTGACCTTAGGTCGTTGTAGTCTCCGCATGAAGGACATTGCCTCCATATCTCGTGATTGTCTTCTATCATTTCTTTTTAGGTTTAAATTCATTAGTCGCACCCTTCGGTAGTACCTTAGCCTTCGGTGCTTTCTTCTTTACTTCTTCTAGTACCTTGATAGCGTTCTCTCTATCGGCAATCTTCTCATGTCTCTTAATCATGTCCGTAAGTTTCTTTGTAGTATTGTTCTGAATCTAATCCATAAATATGTTCTAAATCATGATGACTTTTGTATGCAATTTTTATTTGTTGCTTCTCCATTTCTTTGGCTTGTTCAAAAAGTTTTTCACGTTGTTCCATGAATTCATTGAACGTTAAAAATCCATCAAAAACTTCAAGTGATATAGAATAAATTTCTTTTTCTAACCACTCTACTGCTGTCTGTTTTTTATTTTTTTCCATTCTGTTCTACCATTAATCTTTTTAAATAACATGCTGCATCTAATAATTCTTCATAAAGATGAGACTTCCAACCGTTCTCATCTATGTCCGTACGCTCTAGCGTAGTTCCATACTTCTCTATCCCTACTTGACTACGTCTGAGTAGGTCCTCCCTTACAGACTCTACTATCATATCGAGTGACATTCCTGTTACTACAAGTTTTGAACTAGGGTTATGTCCTCCTGCTCCGGGTATGCCAACAACATCTTTAGCTATTACTTTTAAAGTTCCGTTGTTATCATAAATCTTTTGCCAATAATCTTTATTCAAATCTCTCCAACAAAATCCATCGTCCATAGCCTCCTTGAAACTATTGACTAAAACATGCCATGAAATAAAAGGGTTGTAATTATCCTTATAAACTTTTGCTATTCTATAATCTTCTTTGCTTAATCCCTCCTTAAGCCATTGTTTAATTGTTTTCATAATAATGTTGCGTTTAAATTATTTTCATATACGTTATTTAATTTTTGACTAGCTTGAGTTATTGATATTCCTCTAGCTTCTGCAAAGCTTTTTATAGATTCATAAATAAAATTTGTAATATTACATTTTACTTTTTTATTAAGCTTTCTTTTCAAAGATTCAATTCCTTCTATAGTAAATTTCGGTTTAATATATTTATCAGAATTTCTATAATGCAAAACATTTTCTTTGCATGTAACCCATTCTAAATTAGAATAATGATTATTGGTTTTATTTAAATCAATATGATTTACATGTTCTTTATTGTATTCATTAGAGCAATACGATTGAGCTACTAATCTATGAACATAATATCTTTTTCTTTTACCTTTATTGTATAATAAAACTATAAGATATCTTTCTGACAATACATTTTTTAAAAACTTTTTTCTTTTTATATTATAAATGTTACCATCTTCTGTAACTTTATAAAGTCCTTCGTATCCTTTTATATCTCTCATAATAATGTTTTCTCAAAGTGCCGCAATGTAAAATCTTTCTTCTTTGTTACAGCTTTATAGATGTCATGCTCTATACCGCCCTTGCTGAATACCCAATACACTTGGTTCTCCAATCTATCTTTGGTCGTCATCCTATCCTTGGACTGCCAATAACTTGTCGCACTGAAGTCAATGTTGTAGTACACTAAGAACTCTGCGTGTCTCAATGATATACCCTCCCTCCCGGATACAATCTGAAGCGCTATGCTCTTGTCGGTACTATTAAACTCATCCAACTCTGTAGTTAACTCATCACCGTAGACTTGTTTTAAGGCCTCTAATTCCTCTTTAAACTTATAAAAGATACCTATCTTATTCCCGTAGAAGTTATCGTGAATAAAGCGTGCTTTTGAGTCGTCTATGACCATCGACTTACCACTCTCAAACTTAATTGTTCCGGAGCATAACTGATGTACCTTACTCATTAACTTCACTGCCGTGTCCGCTAGGATAACTTCCTCCTTGCCCTCAATCACTAGGTCTCTCTTGAGTCTGCTTATCATATTCATCGTTGACTCCTTCATCTCTACCTCAAGAACGTGCTCCTTAGTCTCTGTTAGGAACCCTGCCTCCTGCTGTGTGTAGTTAATGGTGTATGGTGCCATCTTATTTACTATCTCTTCTATACCACCTGAATAATCTCTAACCATAAGACCATTAATCTTCTTCTGTCTTACCATTACATATCTGTCACAGAACTTGTAGAATGTTTTGTACTCAGCGAATGGATTGTTTGGTATGCCATATACCTGATGGTACATCTGCGAGTAAGACTCAGGAGTGGGTGTCCCCGATAGTAGTATGACGTATGGTTTGTGCTTAGATATAATATCCTTAACAGCCTTTGCTCTGTTGCTAGGTTTAGGGAATGCACCCATACCGTGAGCTTCGTCACAAATCACGATGTCCCACTTCTCATTGTCCTGCACTATGTGTAGACTCTCATAGTTGATTACTGTAATCTTATACAGAGGGTCAAGCATGGCGTAGTCTCCCTCGATTGAGCTGATGGCTTTCTTCTTAGTAATGAATAGCACATTCTGCACGTCCATCTTATCTGCTATGCCTAGACTTGTCAGGGTCTTACCTGTCCTTACCTCCATCGCTAGGTATAGGAACCCATGGTCTTTTAGTATGGTCGTACCCTTGATAATGATTTCCTTTTGGTAGTCCCTAAATTTTACTTGGTTGTTTCTTTTCATGTCGCAAAGTTTTTTGTAGTGCTCGTAGCTATCCTCTATCCTCTTCCTTATTGCAGGCTCTGTCTTCTTCTTGTAACGCTTTGTAATTACAATGTTCTTACCACGCCCTGTCTTGATCTCCTCCTGCTCGTTGATAATGTTGAGTAGTATCTCACAGTCTCTGAGCATCATCTCATTACTATAGAAAGGTTTGCGTTCGAATATGTTAGGATTTGAGGACAACAAAGCAGTCATTTTTTCTATAGTCTCTAGTGTAAACTTTTATACCATCGCTACAAGTAGTACCATAGCAAAATAATTTACCGTTCTTACTTACCCTTCCTTGCTTTATCACATGCATAACTCTCTCCATAGCTACCTCATAAGGTATATCATCTCTAACGTCAATTATTATTTTCATAACTTCTCAATTTCTTGTTTAACTTCTTGCCAATAATCCATAGTGGAATAAATATTTGTGTTAAATGGATTACTATGTGGATTGGCTCTTATTATCTCATCAACTGCTATTAATGCACATTTTTTTGCTTGTAATACTCTGCCATCATATATTTGTAAATATTTTTTTACTAACTCTTTTGCTTTTTCTTTTGGTGTCATAGCTTATTTCTTTTTAAATTGTTCAAACCATATATTAAAACATAATTCTTTTGCCTCATATATATTATCAATAAGAATATGTATTACATCGCTTTCTGATGCTCCATTGCTGATTTGTTCAATTAATTCTTTAGAAAAGGTTTTTATGTCTAACTCTCTTCCTTTATAACACTTACCACAATGAAATGCATTTCTTAAATCTTCTTCACTATAGCCTATCTGTTGTTTTTCTATTTTTTTTGCTTTTGTTAATAAACTTAAATTTGTTATTTTAATGTTGTAAACTTCTTCCAAATGTTCTGCAAAATTTTCTGCATACCATTCTAATGCTGAATGTTGTTTTTCTTTTGGTATCATGATTTCTTTTCTTTAATTAATATCCATAGACCTGTGTGGTCTCTATTCTCTAATGGTTCTTGCCCGCTTATGTGTTTAGCGTACTCAGTGAGCCACTTGTAAAATGTCTGCCTGCTTAATCTCCTACTTCTGAAGTCAGGGTAGTCCTCAATGAACTTATAGTACAGCTCATTCTTATATAGCCTTGTCTCCGTTGGCATAGGGCACTCTACCTCATCGCCATGTATCAATCCGGCCCACTCTAAGAACTCATACTCTGTCTGCTTCTGTAGATCTCTGATGGCCTTGTTCACAAAGTTACCCTTCACTAGTCCTGTCCTTAGATATCCTATCAAACAATTGATCATGTAGTTGTCAAACTCACACCAATCGTCATCGTTCCAATCTCCAAATAGAAACCTACCGAACTCATCTTGCGGAGTGAAGTCTTTCCTGTAGTACTGATGCAGCTCCAATTCCCACTTCCTTCTGTCGAATGAATTACCAACTCCCTTGATAGCGTAGTTCGTAGTGATGGCAATCTTCGGAGACCTACTGAATGGTATCTTAATGGCGTCCTTGTTCTTCTTCTCTAGCGTTAGACCCTCTGTGATTACAGAGAATAATCTCTCGAAGCTAAAGTTCTTTATCACGTCATCGAAGCATAGTATCTGCGTGTCTGCTGACACCAACTGATAAGGGAACGACTTGCTAAAGTCAAAGGCCTTACCATCTATCACCACTAACTTCTTCATCTTACTTAGTGCGTTCATAAAGATGCCCTTACCCGTTCCACCCTCCGGGTTAGGAGAGATCCTCTCATCATTTAATATCACGGCCGGGCAGTATGACAGGCTCTTGTATGCGTGTAGCATGTACCCTATAGTGCTCTCCATCGCCTTGATCCTTGTGATGTCACCTGCACTGATGTTGCTAATGAACTTCACGAAGTCAAAGTCTTCACTCACGCTACATCTATTAAAGTTTCTGTCTATCACCTGCTCCTTCCATACATACCCACCCAAGTCTAAGTAGTCCATTATCTGTACGCCTTCCTTGGTTACCTTAATGGCGCAGTTCTTATAGTATAGATACGCCGAGTCCTTAGTATCTGATATGAAATAAATGTCTATCGTTGATAGCAGGGAAAGAAACTCGTCCTTAAAAAACCTCGTGTTGTCTGCGAAGTAGTTATATACAGCGATGTCGTCTAGCTCCAACAGGTAATTAAGAATGAAGTCCTTGATCTCCTTCTCTGAGGTGTGGTCTATTAGGTTGTTGGTCACCTTCACAAACACATAGTTCTTGCCACCCTCCGGGCAGTACTTATAGAACCCATTGTCTTCTAAGAATTGCTTGAATAGTACATGCACTATCTTGATGACTCCCTTGTCATTCTTCTCCCAAAATGTTTGCTTAGCATTCTCCTCCTCAACTTTATTCAGTACTGACTCAATTGTATCTGCGTCAACGTTGCTCTCCTGAAGTTGTAACTTAATCTCCTTACGAGACACGCCCCTCCTTAGCTTGGCCTTGATGGCATTCACCCTGTCCTCATCCTCGTAGTACTTGGTGCCAAAGTTTGTGGTATTCTTATACGCACTATCTATCGTGGTTGCTATCTCTCTAAGACTAAAGTCCTGTGACGCAAACTGATTCAATACGTATGATGCTAAAGATTTATTGATACCAAAGTCATTGAACGCCATAGCTAACACGAATGCATTCTGATTACGCTGTCCTTCCGCCATTGGGTATCTCTTCTCCCACCACTTAACGAGTATCTCTACAATCTTATTCTCGTCGGTGATTGGTATCGTTGCCTGATCTCTAAACCTATTCACCTCTGTGTACTCAGGATCCTCAATTGTGTTCCATACAGAAGAGTTCTCGTTGATAAATAGTAGCGGGTCGTATGACTCGTAGCATACCCTACTCAGGTTCTTACTTGTCTTATCAAAGTAAGGTGAGTTGAAGTGCTTCTCTAGGCTATTGAAGTAGTGCGTATGATTCTCAGGGTCTGCCGGTATCTTAACCAATACCTTAAGGCCATTACCTGATGGTGATATGAATACAGAGAACACATACTTATTCTTTGATAGGTTCTCCTTGTCATGTAGTAGATCCTTCTGCTTGGTATACCCATCAAAGTCTAGGCATACAAGACCTGAGTGCTCAACAAGAGATGCGTCTGCCCTCTTATTAAACGTACCGCTAAAGCATATAGCAGGTAATAACTTTTTTAATTCCTGACGCTGAGCCTTATCCTTCTCACTCCTAATCTTCTTAACCAACTCCTTAGTCTCTCCCGTGCCGTCCTTAATCCTGTCAAGTATCTTATGCACGTCTCTAAAGAACGGTGTGTCGGTGTCTCTGATGCTCTGAAATATTGTGACTATTTGTGACATGTTAATAATGTTATAATAATGTTAAAAAAATGTTGACTAACTTACTGACTTTCAGTTAGTTGTTGAAAATGTTAATTTTTATTTAAAATTTTAATTAAAAAAAATAAAAGAAAGAGAAATATATATAGGGAATATATAGGAACTGCATTCAACATTTTCAACACACGCAAAAGCAAAAGAAAGGGGAGCGTTAAACTCCCCAAGTTTCCTTTGTTTATGGGTGATTAGAAGTCTTGTTTTATTTTATTTAGCAAATCAATATGAGATTGTTTAGTATCTAATAATATACCATCTAAATTTCTATACATCATTCTTTCATTGTCGTATATCATATGTCTATGTAATAAACTATGATCAGAATAATATAATTCTATTACATCTTTATAGTGTTCTTTATTATAGCTCCAATGATGCAAATGAGTATTTTCATTTAATCTAATTAATTTATTACATGCTAATTTAGCTAAGTATTTTTCAGGATATTTATTTTTATAATTAAAATTTGAAAGATTAGATTTTCTTTTATATTTATTTTTATATGATAATCTATAATACTTTTCTCTACTTCTTTCTCTTTCTTTTAATACCCAAGACTCATCTTTTTTTAAAGCATCAGTTCTTTCTTTTGTATCTTTTTTAGTACACTCTTTACATTTATTTAAGTGACCATCTAAGTTACCTTTATGCTTATAGAACTCTGACAAATCTTTTTCTACTTTACATTTAAAACAAATCTTTAATTTCATAATACTACCGAATTAAAATTACATTACAAATATAGCAAAATAAAATTAAAACGGTAGTAATTTTAAATTAAAAAGGTAAATCCCCTGCCTCCTCTTCTAGCATTTCCTTTGCCGTCTGAGTCTTTGCCTTTGGCTGAGGCTTCGCCTCCTGCTTTTGTGTTGGTTCAAATGTATCTAACTCCACATAGAAGTTACCACTTCTTGCCTGCTTCACGTCAAGGTTTACCCAACCATTCTTTTGGTTGGCCTTCATGAATGCCACTGCATCATCAATCTTAATTGATAGTCTACCTACCACAAATTCAGGTGCCTTTTCATTTCTCTTGAATGAGAATCCGTCTGCGAAAATTTTTTCGTCTGTCATAATATTTAATTTAAAAGTTATTTTATTTTCTTGTTTCTATCTTTATATACTGATACGTAAACATATAATATTGCTATCACAATTACTGCTACATACATTGGTGCAACAAAGTGGTACATAAATGTTATCATAATAATAAGTCGTCTATATAGTAGTTCACGATGTCGTCAGTGGGATTGCTCCCGAAGTACTTTTGGTACACCTCAACCGCTCTCTCTACCTTCCTCTCTCCTCCTGCTATGAACTCCTCAGTTGGCCTGAAGATTCCTAGCACACCTGTGCCCTTGTCAATTGCAAAGAACACCAATGGCTTACCAAAGATCTGCTGATAGATGTAGCACTGACTGTCATAGTTATACGCCTTTGCTGAGTACTTAAACTTATGGATGTCACTCGTTGTCTTAAGGTCTATGATGGCCTCGTCTGTGATGATGTCGGCCTTACCCTTCCACATCATGCCCTTCATCTCTGTAATTCCCGGCACCTCATACTCATTTCCCGGCTTGTATATCTCATCAAAGAACGTGATGTTGGACTTAATCTTCGCAACCAATCCATCGATGTCCTCCTTCTCCTTAGTCAGCATACAGAAAGATAACCCGTTCTCTTTACAGAACTCTTTGTATTCCTTCGTATTACGTGTGCTAACGTCTACGTGTAGTAACTTCTCTGCCTTATGAAGCTCAAGGATAGACTGATGGAAGTATCTCCCGTCCATAAATGCCTTGTTATCCTCACGCACCTTACCGAAATCCTGCGGGTTAGATAGTAGTGTACCTATATCGGAGTTGGATAGGTAGTTCCTACCCACTCCTTTATAGTACTCATGATCGTCACGCAGTAGTTCTAATACCTCGCTATGCTTCATGCTACGCAAGTTTATTGATTTCTTTTTTAACTAAATCCCATTCTCTTTCATTGCTAAGTGACTTGCATATTTCCATTGTCTGAATGGCATATTCTTTAGCAGTTAATTTATTGTCAATCAAATTAGAATTTAATAATTCTTGATACATTTTTACGACAGCCTCTGCTTTCTCTTTATATGTGTGTGTTTCCATTGTAATAAATTTTAATCGTTAAGTAAATTTGCTATTTCTTTTTTAAGTGATGCAGAGATCTTATACTTGCGTGTCAACTGCTTTCCGATTGCGGCTACACCTAACTGCTTATTAGCCTTCACGTATGTAACCACCTTCTGCCAATCATCTGTCCCCATGTTCAACTCAACTAACTCCACAGGCTTTGGTGCTACCTCAACTAATTCTGTCTGCTCAGGCAAGTCCTCACCTGCATAGATGTAGTTACCTAACCCATGTCTAGCGATAGCCTTTGTTAAACTTCTTTGGATAGTCTTGTTCACATCGAATGATGTTACTAAGTCTTGGCGGATTGACTTGTTCTTGAAGTCCATAACAGGAAGGTACTCAATGTGTTCCAATCCTTCTACCGTTACGCCTGTCTTTACCCAACAAGTGTTCCCATCGGTGAAATAATTCCAACCATTCTCATTCTCATAGATGGTATAGAACGCTAAAGGATAATGTTTCTTTAACTCTGACCATGCCCATGCCCATGATAGATAGGTTAGTCCATTCTTTTTTTCTACTTTGTCTTTGCAGTCAATTGCTGATAGCACTGACCATACTGATTTGTTTGTTTCCATAATGTATTAAAATTTTATTTTATTATTTATTCTTTGGACTGCTCTGAAGTAGTCATCGTCAGCCCTAACTTTCTCAGACATCTTCTTTGCTCCGTAAAACACTGTTGATAGTGGTATGATATAGCCGTTATCAGCCATAAACTTTTGTATTTTTACCAAACTGATTGGTCGATTTTTGCAAAGGTAATATAGGAAATACCTTGCGTCAGACAAGTCTCGTCTCTTTGATTTTTTAAAGAACTCCTCTCTATCAATACTTAACGTAAGCAGTATTGCATTGAGGTATCCTTCTAAGATTTCCTGTTTCATAATTCAATTTAATTTTATTTGAACTCAAGGAAGGACTCGAACCTTCACCTCATCTAAGTGTACTAATTCCCTAAACAACAATTCAATTATGTTGATTATACGACTTGAGTATCCGCTCGTCTATTCCGAGCCGTCAATTAACACTTAAAATATTTACACTACAAATTTACAAATTATTTCTAAATTACAAGCACTTATTATGTTAAAATTTAATAAAAGTTCCATCAACTAACTTGCCGTCTCTGTCCTTTATCTCGTGCCATGCTACGTCTAAACACTCTGCAGGATCAAGTCCCATCTGCTTGGCTAATATGATCAGCGTTACAAATGAGTCACCGATCCCATCAATCAATGCCCTATCATCTTTCTTTAGTAATGCTGACGCAGTCTCGCCTACCTCCTCAATAACCTTAAGCATCTGCTTAGGTGCGTTAACCATCTGCAACAAGTCCTTGTCTCTCGCCCACTTTATAACGTTCTCAATGTTAATATCAAAGGAGCTGTTAACTTCTCTATTCTTAACAATATAACTTCCGATATGCTCTGATGGATATAGCCATTCGCCACCATCTTCAAATCTTACCCTGCATATTTTCATTTCAGGTGAGTAGTATATCACTACCCCTACCTGCCCGATGTATCTCTCCATCAATGAAGAGAATTGTAAATTTTCGTGGGTATCAAATTTAAACCCGTACACTTTTGTTCCTAACATAATTTATTAATTTAATTAAACATTGTTCTTGTGCTTCCTCAAACGAATTGGTGTAGTAGTAGGCCGGAAACATACCATTCTTTTCTATCATGTATCTATCCTTCATACACGCATTATCTATCCCGAACTTATCCCTAAACCAATTGAACGCTTGTTGCCAAAGGATGTCGCCACTATCAGCGTATCCTAAACTAACCATCAATAACTTTTGTTGGTATGGTATATAGTCATTTCTTATTTTTAAATACTCGTCTGCCACCGTGATCACTCTTTTCTTTTTATTCTTTAACCCACTTGCTAAACTTTCTACCTGCTCCCTTGTTAATTTCATTCTGTCTTGCTTTTATTATTATCTTATTAGCATCTGATGAGGTGAAGGTTAATCTCTCGCCATTCTTAATCTGCTCCAAGAAATGCTCACGCAATTCATCAGGAGTTGCTATTGGTTTAGTCTTCATCTATTATTACCTCAATTCTTTCTACTCCAAATTTTTCTGCTACCTCCTTCAGTGTAACTTTCTTTACCACTGACTTTAACGGTTTAGCATATAGCCAATGCGTAATTGTTATTTTATGCTCATCCCAAGCATAATAAAAACCGCCCCTTGTTCCTATCACACTTCTAATTTTTCCTTCTTCAAAATTTCCATCATCACTTACCAACATCTTTACACCTTCAGGCATATAAGGTATATCAATTACTTGTTCAGGTGTAGCCATGTCTGTCTCCTCGTCTTCAACAAAATGATCCTTTGCCAAGTCCATTGGATAGGCATAAGTCATTCCATTTCTAAATTTAACTCTAACAATATCATTGTTGTAGTATACAACCTCTCCTATCAATCCATTATATTGATCCATTGATGGATTAAAATATGCCCCATTAGGTATTGATTTAAAAACAAATCCTATCATTTTTTTTCCTATTAAATTTTCCATAATATTATTGCAAGTTATCCCACTTGCGAGGTTTTAAAATATTATATAGTTCCTTAATTAAACTTTTATCTTGGTTAAACTTAAATTGTATCTTGTCCAATGATATGCCACAAGATAATCTCCAATACTTCACATCTACCTTTGTGCGAAATCTCTCCTTGTAGTTATAAACTTTCCACTCCCATGCATCATCAAGTAGTTCTCCTTCTCCCTTGCAGTAGTCGCACTCCTCATCTTTAAAGCAACCACCACAGCAGTCGGAGGCTGATTTACCACACTCTACCATACTTTCAGTATATCCTCTGCCGAAGCATTCAGGGCACTCTCTGTATTTAAAAGGATTTTTTATGTTCATGTGTTATTTTTAATAAAGTTTCCCCATTGTTCAGCCATAGCTTTTGCTGTGCCATTAAATGTTTTAGATGCTAATTTACTTCGTTCTTTATATGGCTTTGTTCTAATGTCATACATCCACTTCTCCATTCTTTTAGTGGCACCTGTTTTCTTATCAGTCCATGTATGGTATTCCATCTCAGGCTTTTCTGTAATCAAAGGTTTTAGTTCAGGTAATCCTTTTATCCATAAGCAAGTGCTTTTACTTGCTATATCACCAAAATGCCAAGGCTGTATTATTTGATCGGGTTTTCTCCAAACCGTACTCATTACACCTATTGGATTCTCAATGACTATCCTTTCACATTTTGAATTTGCTATTGCCATAAAGAAATTAATAGCGTCTTCTTTTAATTTAATATCTTTTATTCCTTTAGAAAATGCCCATTGTCCACTTGATGATAAATGTGTACAAGGTGGGTGAGCTATTATTAAATCCCAATCGTTATTAATAATCTCTAATACATCTCCTTGTATATGCCACTCGGGATGTCCTCCACTACATTCTTGTAAGTCACAACTATATGCTTCAAATCCTAACTTTCTAAAAGCCTTGCATACTTCTTGGCTTTCTTCACAAGCAATTAATACTTTAGTCATCTTTCTTTTTTATTTCAAAGTTCTTTGCTACCCTGTCTATCATCTCCCATATCTCATTGGTAATGTAATCATTGCCGTTTAATACATGGTCTAATACTTTCATAGCCATAGCGTCATCACATTTGTAAAATGTCTTCACGTCTTGGACATGCCATAGGTTATCCACAAAGTATCCGTTCTCTTTTAATACGTCTTTAGCGTAGTCTATTTCTGCTAATTTTGAATATGGGCAACTCATAACTTTTTGTTTTTTAATTTATATACTTGTTCAACTATCCATGTGAGGAGATAAGCCTGTGCTTCATCATTATTTACATCAGGTTTTATTCCTACACGTTTTAAAACATAATTAGATATATGAAATGCCTCGTGTGCTATTGTTCCTATTAACATTGTATCTGAATTTATATATTTAAGGTTTAATAAAATTAAATAGTGATTGTCTATGCGAGATGAATATCCTGCAAAGTCAAAATTATCAACATCTACTTCAAACTTTTTATTTATTTGCTCTAATTCTTTTTCACAATCATTAGAGAATATAACGTGAAGCCTGCCTGAGTATATGGGGATGATAAAACTTTTATATACCATAATAAAATACGATTAGCCTATACATCGTGAGGTATTCAGATTAGTCTTTAGACTTCTCAAACATTTTAGAGAATGGGTTATAAACTCTCTGTGTTGTAATCAAACAACTTTCATTCTGAATAAGTGTGGTATGGTTTTTTGTAACCAACTCACTCTTTCCCTCTACTAAAAATGTTTCATTGACATTGTCTAAGTTTACAACTTTAACTGCCTTGTGTACATAATGTCCTGATGTACTGCTTGGTGCTACGTTAACACCTCTTTCTAATGTGTTCATAATAATAAGATTTAAAATTCGTATTGCATTAATTTAAAATATTCTTCTCCTGATATATAAGTATATTCAGACAACTCATCTTTACTATACTCATTGTTTAATAATTTACTTGTCGTTTCTTTGTCAAAGATAGTTGAAAACTTCTCTCCTTGTCTACTAATTGACGTTATTTTATCTTTTAAAATTGTAGGCACTTGGTATAAAGAAGCAATAGCATCTTTTGCGTTTATATTACTAGGGTCTACACCTAAAAAGAAAGTCCTATCTGTACTTGGGCAATAGCAATTTACATAGGCTATCTCTGTATCATTAACCTCTCCTTTATACAAAGTATATACTCCAATGTTATCTCCTTTAGTAGTACCTTCTAAAAATTCATGTGACTTTTTATCTATGTAAACATCTACTTCTTTAAGATATTCTTTTAAGAAATTATAAACTCCTGCATCACCATCTCTCTGTTGAATAAATCCTATAACAGCAGATTTAATCTCTTCATTTTCTTCTTTTATAAAATCCTCAAAAGTATATTTATTTTCTTTTAACTTTAAAAATATTTCTTCTGATAAATTCATTCCATTAACATAATAAAAACCATATCCGTCTGACCATTCAAAAGCCTTGTCTGTAATATTATTCATTCTATTTTCTTCATCTAAATAAATATATTTAGGTGGCTGTATAGCAAAAACATAATTTTCATATTCATAAGTTTGGAAAGACCCTGCTCTAATAAGTTTTTTATATTTCTTAAAATCATCATTATCTAATATACCAATCTTTTCAAAGTAATCATAAAAAGAAACCCATCCAAAGTTTGAATATGTAGAGATGTAATCAGAATAATTATTGAATTTATCCCCAACATTAGCCCCAACATTATCCCTAACATTATCCCAAACATTATCCCTAACATTATCCCTAACATTAGCCCCAACATTATCCCAAACATTATCCCAAACATTATCCCTAACATTATCCCAAACATTATCCCTAACATTAGCCCAAACATTATCCCTAACATTAGCCCCAACATTAGCCATAACATTATCCCCAACATTATCCCTAACATTAGCCCCAACATTAGCCCCAACATTATCCAAAACATTACTCTGAATAACTGATATAGTAACTAACGCTTCTAACCAACTTTCACAGTATATAATTTTAGGATTAGGTAATTTTAAATATGAATTATAAATCCAATTTATCCCTTCTTCAAAGTCTTGCTTATTAATTCTTTTGGTATTATAAAATAAATCTATCCATTCATTTCTAACTGATACCATAAGCTCTTCTTGTTCACTTGTTAATTTTTCCATAATCATCACTATCTTTTTTAATTTGTCGTACATATTCTAATGGTAAGATGTAAGGTTCTTCTTCACATTCATTCTCAACTATACACCATTTATCCCAAATGTGTACTACTGTTACTTCTTGTTGGTTCTCATCTAAAAACCAATAACCTATTAAATTTTCCATAATAAAAAGCAATTAGCCTATACATTGCGAGGTTTTAAATTATTTAATTATTATTATCTATAAAATAGAATCTCATTTTATTTACATTCCATACTATCTCATCTTTATTTTTAAAATGATTATCGTGTAGATAATGTAATCCCGACAATCCGATTTCTGTAGTTTCATCGGAAGCAAAACCATCATTATTGTATTTGATATATTTATCAAAATCAGAAATACAAGTAGATAAAATCTCACGAGATTTTTCATTGTCAAAAACTTCCATAGTTAGAAATTCTCCTTCAGAATACATATCCATATCTTCTACTAAATCTTGTGTTACTAAATCATTTAATGCGTTTAATGCTGTACATGGATTTAAGTAAAATTCTTCGGTTAAAAATGATTTTTGTATTGACATAATATTAGTGCAACTAATCCCGTTGCGGGGTTTTAATTGGTTATTGGTATTTTTCAGCAAGTGGAATATTTTCGCTTTCTGATTTAATAAAAGTATCTAGATAGTTAATTACTCTTTCCGTCTTGGCATCATCTTTTAAATCAAGGTTTTCAAAAACATCTTTAATAATAGATGCCATGCAGATAGCTCCTAGTATAAAACCACCTGTTGTACTCTCAAAAACATCTTTATAATATTTTGGACTAACTTCTCCAACTTCTTGTTGAAAAAACCATTGTGCTTCTTTTTTTATAATTTCTTGTATTTCCATAATATTTATGCAACTATATCCCGTTGCGAGGGTTTTAAATTGTTATTTGTTTTGGTTCATAAAATATCTCAATAAAGTTCTTTGGGTATCTCTTCTTAAGAGCCTTGAATAGCATCTCGTTGTCATACTCACCCTCGCCATCTCTCTCCTCCCATACCATAGGTTTAATAACCTCAACGATGTCCGTCTCGTTTAAATCTGTAACAAGGAAGAAGTCCTCCTCCTCGTATGCTGTCGTGCTGATCTTAATTAATTGTAGTGTCATAATTTTTTTTTAAAAGTCGTATAAACATTGTTCTATATCATCTTCAGATTTTAATTTATTCTCCTCATCTCGTTCTTTTTTTATCTGAATAGCTGATTTTACTTTTCCTTTTTTCATTTCAAAGAATTGATTCTCATAAAATATTTCAAATCCACTATCCCTCATCATTAATATAATAGTTTCTCCATCGTTTGTCTTAATACCTATTGGATTATATATCTCTCTTAAAATAATATTATTGTTTTCTGATACTTCTATTTTCATCTCTTCTCTGCTTTAAAATTATTCCTATCCATTGTAGGATAGATATGTCTAATATTACTATATACTCTCTCAATCGCCTCCCACTCCGTAGTGGCTGAGATTACCTTGATAAGGATATTGCCGTAATATACCCTATATGTGTGCTTTACTTCCATAGTTATTATTTATTTAAAAAAGTTAAATATGCTTTATACGCTTCATAAACTGCTTGTATTTGTTTAAAATCATCAGTTCCTCTTTCAGTATTTATTATTTTATCACTTTCAAAGAATTTATCCCATTCTTCAATAGTTCTTTGTTCACATCCTATATGTATTAAATTTCCATTAGTTATTCCATGTGTCCATTTACAATACATTGGTAATTTAATTGCTGAATACAAGTCTGCTAAACGCAAGTTTGCTGAACTCAAGTCTGCTGAACTCAAGTCTGCTGAACTCAAGTTTGCTGAATACAAGTCTGCTGAACTCAAGTCTGCTAAACGCAAGTTTGCTAAACTCAAGTCTGCTGAACTCAAGTCTGCTGAACTCAAGTTTGCTGAACTCAAGTCTGCTGAACGCAAGTCTGCTAAACTCAAGTCTGCTAAACGCAAGTCTGCTAAACGCAAGTCTGCTGAACGCAAGTTTGCTAAACTCAAGTCTGCTAAACGCAAGTCTGCTAAACGCAAGTCTGCTGAACGCAAGTTTGCATACTCCAAACTAATTCCATTTTTTACCGCGTCTTCAACAGCATCTTTAATTGTTGCATTTTTGGAAGTAAATGAATGAATAATACTTCCATTGATAAAATTTTTAATTTCAATCGTTTTCATTATGTTTAGTTTTTAGTAGTTTTAATAACTCTTATCCCCTCCTCATATCCTGCGTTGATGTTAAACTTTAAATTCAATTTGTCCAATTCTTTCTTGTACTTATCTGCCTCTTCGGGAGATAGATATATCAGTCTGTCTATTACCTCTTGGGTAATGTCTAATCTTTCTTTAATTAAGTCTCGTTCCATATAATAAAATGTTTATTGTTTGCATGTTTCAAAAACATGTTCTTAAATAGTGTTAAATTTCTTTGTTATAAAATGATAGGCTATCTAATAATGAGTCAATTTTATAAGGCAATAGAATGCCCGTATAAAGGTCTCTCCAATATGTAATACCTCTAAATAATGTTTTCTTGTATTTCTTTTTAAAGAATAAAAAGTCTCTCTCGTATTCTAATATGTATATCCTATCCTCTAATTTTTTGAATGATAATATCTTTCTCATAACTCTTCTTTTAATTTTAATTGTAGTTTATTTGGTAATTTGTCAAAAGCAATCTCTTTGCCTAAATGGTCTCCGTCTTCACAATAGTGATGCGTGTAAACTCTCAAGTCCTCCGATGCACTAATGCACTCGTAGTCCCAATCTCCAAAGATACCTTGTGTCTTGGTGTCCATAAATAGAATGGTGTAGCGGTCATAAGACTCGCCTCCGTTGTCGTAGATTTTTAAGTTTGCTTTCATAATAATTTTATTGGTTAATTTGTCCCTTATGGTAGTATTGACCTACACCATTTCTTTTGCATAAGGGTAATGAAAAAGTCATCATTTTCTTTATCTCCCATTCAGAGCCGTTCACGTTCTTGCACGTTCTTCCGAAGATGACTTATAATTTTTTATCGTTGATGTCAAAGACCCTCTAATTCGTTTGTGATTACAAATTTATTCTAAATCTTTGAATAAATAGTAACTTTATTATAGATTGTATCTATTTATATTATAGATTTTATCTATTCCTCTTCGTATAAGCTAATTTCGCTATCTATACGGTCATCATAATCCAATACAAAGTTATCGTCGCCATCATAATAAAGCTCTATTGCTTTATCCAAAGCTTCCTGTTTATTTTCCGCTTCCACTTCCACAATTTTTGAAAGCGTCTCTATAATTTCAATTTTGAAAGTTTTCATTTTAATATTCTTTTATTTGTATTAAGTTTAAAAAATCATCGGATACGGCAAATAATTGTAGAACGCCATTGCCTAAATCTTCAATGTAAATATCTTCTAATTTATATCTGCTTTCTAATTCTTTTCAATTTATTTTATCTATTCATGTTATTGATAGCGTCAATCTCAAAATTCAAATTGTAAGACTGAAATACTACACCTCCGCCAAAGTCTTTGCCCCTATATTTTTTTCCACCTATTTTTTTTGCTTTTTCCACAGCAAAACTGTAAAGTCTATTAATTCTATCCCAAGACATTTCGCCGTCTATATATTTTTGTTCGGCGACGCTTAATAAGTTATAAAAGTGAGTAACAAAACGAGGGTTGCCGTTTACGTCGTTATTTACTCTCGTGAAATTTTCTTTTGTAATCATTTTATTTATTTTTTAAGGTTAATTTGTGCCGTGCATTATTTCGCTTAATCTTGGCGGTCATACCGCACACGGCTTGAAAAGTTTTATTTTTTTAAATACTCTATTAATATAATTATTGCAATAGGTAACAGGGTAATAAATACCACTGATAAAAAAATGTAAATAGGCTTGTTAAATCGTTCCATGATATTTAATTGTTTAATTATAGAGCAAATTTACAATTTTATTCTAATTCACCAAAAAAAAATACTACATTTTCCATTGAATTTTTCTATTTAGTTTTTTTATTCTAATAGACAAAGGCTATTGATGTTTTATTTAGGGTAAATTATTTAATTGTAAACGTTTGTTGTCGGGTATAAAGTAAAGAGAGAAAGCCTTTTACATTCTTTTGTAACAAGTAAACACAGCCCCACAATAGCGGGAGCGGGAGCAAGGCGGTGCACTCTACGCAATGCGTGGGCAGTCACTTCCCAAACTACGCAACCACTAAAAGCCCAAAGATATTCTAAGCCCCACAGGAAAAAGCCAAAAAAATCGGAGGGCTTTTTTGAAATAACACCCCCCACCCTTTTTTGAAAAGTCGTTTTCGTTTTCGCACACGCGACGTAATTCCTATATATTACCCCCACACTACTAATATCTAATTCGTATATTTGTAAAAAATACTTATATGGCAAAGTTAAAGTTGGCGAACAGTATATACGCAAAGAACTTAGGGAACAGTGTATACCAACAGAAGTTGGCAGGTGCAGGATTAACAGTTAGTGGTGGCATGCAGATTAACAACAGTCCTGATGGTGTTAGTGGTATTGCTATGGCGGGTGCTATTAAGAAGGCAGAGAAGTATGCGCAGAAGGAGGAGTGTATTTCAGATGCTGTGGCATTAGGGATCCAAAAATCCAAGAATGGGTTGATATAATTTCAACGCAAAACCTAAAAGGAATTTGAGGGATTATTTATTTAATCTCTCTTTTTTTTTATAAACCTAACATTTTCGACGCAAATAGTGTTGAAAAAGTGTTGAAAATTTTTTCTTTAACTTATTGATTTTTAATTACTTATCTTCTTTAGTGTTGAAAATGTTAAAAAAGTTAGAGAAATTTAATACAAAAAAAAATAAAAGGAGGAATATATATATAGAAGTATTAGAGAAAAAAATCAACATTTAACACACAATTGACTTGAGCCCTTTGTTCATCGTTGATGCGTGCAAAATGGGTTCAACATTTTTCAACACCGCTCAACATTTATTAACACCAATATAAATATTACTACATAGTAAGTTACCATGTGGAAAATATTTATTATCTTTGTACCAACGGTGCGACAGTTGCTTCCCATAAGCTCAGCTCTGTTGCCTTATAAAGGATTGGGGTGACCCCGGTCGAAAGTAGTTGCAGAGATGTAACTATTTTTTATTTATACAAAGTATCATGAATGACACTCTGTCCAAATGAGCAAAGTTTTTTATTTTGTAACCAAGTAGCAACTAAGTAGTAACTATGATTTTTTTTCAATAAACATTTGCACGATTAAAATAAACTATTTATATTTGTAGAGGATATTCTAATGGAGAGTAGTTAATCTATTGGGTTAGGGGTCACACAATGTTGTGGTCCCTTTTTTATGTTGTATGCTAAAAGCATACGCCATGAATAAAGTTTTTATTTTACTTTAAGTACTCTAAACTATAATATAACTTTTCTTATTATATCTTGTCCCATATATACTAAATAATTGGGACGAATGTAATCCTTACCCTCGTTCAAGTTACAGATGTAAACATTACCTTTGTTGTTTGGTATATTAAAAACTATTTGTATATTTGCGTAAACAAATTTTAAATTTAATTTATGGTAGAAACATCAGGACTTGGCTACTCGCCAAAGAATCTACAGTACGAGTCTGACGCAAGAAAGAAACTGATCAGTGGTATTGTTAAGATGGCGAGAGCAGTAAAGAGTACGCTAGGACCTAGCGGAAACACAGTGCTAATTGAATCGCCTCATCACACACACGGTATTACTGTTACCAAGGATGGGGTTACTGTAGCAAAATCAATTGACCTATTAGACCCATCAGAGAACCTAGCGGTTAAGATGATGAAGGAGGCGGCGGACAAGACCGCGACATCAGCAGGAGACGGGACAACAACCTCAGTAGTATTGACCGAGGCCTTAGTGTTAGGTGGACTTAGAGACATCCCTGAGGGAATGAATCGGACAAGTGTGCTGAGACACATGGTGGAGATCAGCAACAAGGTGGTTGAGAATCTTAAGGCATCAAGCACAGAGCTAACAGACGACATGCTAATTGACGTTGCCACTATCTCTGCGAACAATGACGCTAGCGTTGGTAAGATTATCTCTGAGGTATATAACGACGTGGGACACACAGGCGTTGTAACTGTTGAGAAGAGTCAGACGGCTGAGACCTATGCCGAGATTACAATGGGCCTTAAGTTTGACAGAGGGTATATGAACCCACTATTCGTGAACGACAATAAGAAGGACGAGTGTATCCTTGACGATGTGATGGTGTTGGTTGCGGACATTGAGATTGCAAACATCCTACAACTAGAGCACACGCTTGCGCCAATTATCAGTGAGGGTAAGAAGTTATTAATCATCTCACCGTGTAGTGCAAACCTAGTGAACACTTTAGCTGCTAACGTTGTGAAGGGTAACATCAAGGCATGTGCAGTACCACCACCAAACTTTGGATACAAGCAGCACGAGCTGATGCAGGACATTGCCATCAGTGTAGGTGCTAACTATTACAGCGAGAAGACCGGTGACGACCTAAGCCATATCAACTATGGAGACCTAGGTCATGCCGCTAAGGTGATCGTGAGTAGAGACAAGACAATTATATTGAAGTCTGACGTAAGGGCAGACCAAGAAAAGATAGACGAGAGAATCGAGCAGTTGCGTGAGGCGCATAAGTTGGCTACGAAGAAGGAGGACAAGGACTTTATTATGGAGAGGATAGCATCATTGACCGGTGGAATCGGGGTGATCTTTGCGGGTGGACAGACAGACATCGAGCAGAAGGAGTTGTATGATAGGATTGACGATGCAGTATGTGCAGTAAGGTCAGCGCTTGAGGAGGGTATATTACCGGGAGCAGGCAAGGCATTAGTAGAGGAGGCTGCGGCTATTGTTTACGAGGATGGCAATGAAGAATATAACGTAGCAGTAAGAATTATTCAAAATGCATTGATGGCACCGTGGATGCAGATCCTTGAGAACGCGGGACTAAAACCTTCAGACGTATATGGCGATGGAGTTGACATGGGGGTAGGCTACAACGTGAAGGACGGAACGATGGGTAATCTGATTGAGATGGGTGTGATTGACCCATTAAAGGTTACTAGGAGTGCATTGCAAAATGCAGTGAGTGTAGCAACAACTATCCTTAGCACCAACGCTATCATTACCATGGCTAGAAGCTATGAGATGGAGTCGTAGGAGAATATGGAAATTTGTTAAGTTTTCTATCATATGGGTGGCGTGTAACCTATCGATACCATTTTGGGTGGTAGGTCACGTGCACCTTACATTAAATGTCTATGAGGATTTAACCGAGATAATAGCATCAATGGGAATGAATATTGTCGTAGGTATAGGTTTTTGGTTAAATTGGCTAGACGAATCTAAAAACAAGTAACCGCATGATATTTTTTTT